TTGAGCGGGGAAGTGGTCATTTGGCTTCCTGAATCAATTTCCGGTTTTCAGGCTTGGCGATGAAATCCCGGAACGCCTCGCGCTGAATGTCGGAAACGTCCAAGTGCTTGGCGGTGGCAATTGATTTGAGAGCCTTTTTGATGTTCTTCTCAACGCGGGTCTTGATGTTGTCGGTAAGTGTTGCTGTTCTCATCTGTCCCTAGTGTCTCACATTGGGGAACAAGTGTCAACGGTTTTTTCAATATTGTTTTTAGCCATGCCAGCAAGGCTCAAAAGTGTATATTTTTGCCGTTATTTTTATTTGACTATGGGGACAATGTGGGACATTGTTCCCGAAGTGAGCGGAGTTATTTAACAAACTAAAAACAAAAGATTGAGGTGGTTTATGAGCAAAGCGGCATTATCAGAAGAAATCAAAGTGCGGACAGACGGGCGGATGAAGATCGGCTTGGAAGATATTGCGATTCGTGAAGGGCTGGACCTTTCAGACATTGCCCGACGCGCGTTCCGTCTGCTATTGCAGCAGGAACAGTCGCGTTCCAATACGCTAACTACTGGCTATAATGGGAACTGTTAAAGATTCGGAAATGAAAGTGCGGGTTCCGGGGGCTATGAAGCAGGCATTCATAACCTTGTCGGACTCGCGTTTAACATCCGAAAGCGAGTTGGCGCGAGAGGCGTTCATTGATTATCTGAAGAAGCACGGAATTACTCTGGCCAAGGTTCCAGAAACGCCCACAGACCCCAAAGTATTACCAGACGCCGAACGTCAGCAAAAGATTCGGCAGATAGGCACAACCGTTGCAGACCTGAAAAAGCTAAACGCCAATCCCAAGAAAAAGCGCAAGGCCGGCGGCGAGGACGGCGGATCTAAAAAGGCAACTGGTGACTGACCACCAGCCCATCATTCATGTCACCTTCCACCGCCAGCAGGAAAATGTTCCGCAATTCGACCGGATGCCGATGTGGGATTTTCAGCGTCACATTCAGCATCACCGGCGTCCGAACCGCGAGCGCCATCCGGTATGCCGCCTCCACGCGGGCAAAATCTTCCGGCGAGACATATAGGCTGGCGCAGCTCCATGCCATCGTTTCGGACGGGAACATCCCGAAACGGCAGCGGTTTTTAAGGTATGCCCGGTTGCGCCAGATCAGTCCGCCGGCACCGAGGCAGTGTCGAATTGTCCATAAATCGGGATCGTCCCGCAGTTTATCCTGCCAGGCTTCAAAGAGTCGTTGCATGACCTTTCAAATACAGATTGTGACAGAAGTGCCATTTGGCTAAAAATGTGAAGCGCCAACCATAACAACCGCACCCCATGAAATCAAAACTAATAAATTTCTTAACCTCAAAAAACCCATCTTACATAGGCAGTTCTTACATAGGTGGCCTTAAAATGGTGAATCTGGGTGGTTGTGAGTGGATGTTTTCGCAATCTGACAATCAAAAAAGCCAATAAAACCGGCATTTGGAATTGACTGTGAAGGCTTATGTAGGTAGTCATTCGGTTTCGTAAACCGTCGGTCGTCGGTTCAATCCCGACAACTGGCTCACTTTTATGGAGATTCTTACATCGTCGTCTTACATTAAGAAAAGGCTGCAAAAGACCAAGTTCGCCAATCTTTACCGCGACCGCATCTCCGGCACCTACTTTTGCGGGGCGATGGTTTGCGGTCAGCAACTCAAAAAAAGCCTCCAAACGAAGTCGTCGGAGATCGCCAAGCTGCGGCTGGATGAGCTTTTGAGGAAAACGCGGGAGATGCGCAAGGCTACGTCGGGGCGCCCGAACGTGGACGATTACGCTTTCAAGCAGGTTGCCGATGCCTGGGCGAAGAAGGTGAAGGCGGACACTAATTGCAAGCGCGATGGCGTGCCGCGCAAGCCGCGCGCCAAAGAATATCGGCTGGACACGTTAAGGATGCTCCGCAAGACGTGGCCGGATCTGGATTCGATGCGGGCGAATAACATCACCGAGGCGGATTGCAAGGAGTGGGCGGTCAAGTTTTGGCGCGCGGGTTATTATCCCGGCCGGTTCAATGGCTGCCTTGAGACGTTGCGCGGGATATTGAATCTGGCGATTGAATTAGGCTTGGCGGCGACGAATCCCGCTTTGAAGGTCAAACGGCTGGCTTTACCCAAAAAGGAGCGCCAGATGCCGTCAGAGAAACAATTGGCGCAACTGTTGAGGCATCTGCGGCGCGACCCGACGCGGCGGCGGGCCTATTGGTTCATCCGGGCGCTGGCCTATTCCGGCAAGCGGCCACATTCCATCCGGTCCATCTTGCCAGTGGACGTGAACCTGGAGCGCAATACAATCCGCTGGCGGGCCATCAAGCATGACAAGGAAGCCGATGAACTGCCGATGGCGTTTCAGATGCGCGTGGTGGTGAAGGAATTGTTGAAATCTCATCCCGGCGGACGCTCGCCGCTGGTGCCTATCAAAAGCCCGAGGCGGGCGCTGGCGGGGGCGTGCGAGGATGCCAAGATTCCAACGATGACGCCGAGTGATTTCCGGCACTTGTTCACGACCCGCGCGCTGGCCAAGAACATTCCGCCAGCGATGGTGGCCCTGCTGCGTGGCGATAAAGATGGCGGGAAAATGATGCTGAAAACCTACCTGCACGGGCGGATGGAAGATTTGAATGCGGCGGTGAGAAAGCTGTGACACGCAAGCGCGGGCGTCTTTGAGTCGCAAAATAATTACGCTTGACACTATTGATTCATTGTGTTTTTATAGGCGCAGTTATTTAACGCAGAACCAAGCGGCGGACGGCCACAAGGCGCGTCACCCGCGAGAGCGGACTAAATGCGCCCAAGGCCGTCCGCTTCGGTGATTGGTTGGGTGCGATTAAATGCAAAAAATATGAACTGTAAAAAACATCCAGAGCGTCACGGCGCATTCGTCGTGAACGGAGAACAGGTCTGCACGGAGTGCCACATCAACAGCAAAAGTCCGAATGGTGATACGCTTGTTGGTCTAAACGTAGAACTCGACCGAGCCAAAGCCAGACACCAAGCCGCCGTGGTGGCCGATAGGGCGGCCAGAGAGGCCGCAAGAATAACCGACGAGGAGATTGACGGCGCTTGGGGACAGCTTAAAAACGTGGAAACGCGACTAAAAATATGGAAGGAGTGGCGGTCAAATACTGAAGCACCCAACGTGGAATCCAGCCACCGCGAACCATGATGACCGAGCGCACCAGACGTTACCGATTGACCAGCAGCGCCGCTCGCGGTTGGTCTGCGATGACTGGTTAGAGGCGAACATCAACAACACTAAAAACATGAAAGCAACAAAAAAGCAAATAATCGAAGCCAAGAACAAATCACTCCTTCGGGCGTGGCGCAAAATCACTGTCCTCTCAAATGCACTTGAGATGATTGGAAAAATCTGCAAATCCAAAAAGCACAAAGACCCCATCTCGGACATCCTGTGCGAAGTGAACCGTGCGGAACGTCTGCAAGCCTCTAACGTGAAGCTCACGCCATGACTACCGCGCCAACAGCGTCCGCCTCGCCTGAAACCGTCAACGCGGTAGTCATTGAGCGTGCAGCGACTGGTTCGGCTTCTGTCGTGGACGTGTGCTGCGGCTCTCGGATGTTCTGGTTCGACCGGAAAGACTCCCGCGCAATCTTCGCGGACAAGCGGCGCGAAACCCATGTGCTGACGGACGTGTCGAGTCGTGGCGGAAGTAGGACGCTCGAAGTGAATCCCGATGTCATCGCCGACTTCACGAACCTGCCGTGGCCTGACAACCGTTTCGCGCTCGTGGTGTTCGACCCGCCGCATCTGGTGCGGGCCGGCAAGAAGGGATGGCAGGCCAAGAAATACGGCAAGCTCGAAGGCGACTGGAAAGAGATGCTGCGCCTCGGCTTCGCTGAATGCTTCCGCGTGCTGCGGCCGGAAGGGACTCTGATTTTCAAATGGAACGAACACGAAGTGCCAGTCTCACAAATACTGGCACTCACTCCCGAGCGTCCGCTCGTGGGGCAACGGTGTGGCAAAACGGCCAAGACGCATTGGATGGTGTTCATGAAGCCGAACGAATAGCTATGCAGCCACCGACCGACCAACTCACGAGCGCAAGGGACGTTACCGATTCACGGGCAGCGTGGCCGGTGGTCTGCATCAGCGCATGGTTCGGGGACTGGTCGAATAAAAATAACCGCTTGACAATGCGAGCTAGCTCGCATAAGATGGTGGCGTATGAAACAACAAATACCAATGCCATTCATGGAATCCTACGCCCTCGCCGACTGCTGCGCTCGCATCTTCGCCGAGTGGAGAACATCGAAACACCCAGAAGCGGACGATGCCAAAGTGCGGCAAATCCTGCGCGATCAAGCCGTGCGAGGCCTGCGCTACCTCTGGCAAACGGGCGACTACAGCCAGCGGGCAACCGTGGCGTGCCGGGTCGCAATCTGGATGAAACATCCCAATGTCTCGACGCTGCAAAAAACGGTGGTCGAACGGGAGAAAGCGAGGCTCGCATGAAATGCCCAAAATGCGGCCATACCTTCAAGGCACAAAACCAAGTGAAGGGCGGAAAATCACGATGGGCTGGAATGTCCAAAGCCGAGCGCAAACAAGCGGCCAGTGCCGCCGCGAAAGCTCGATGGGCGAAGTCCACGAACGCGGAAGTGAGCGGAGCGGCGGACAATAAGCGTTGAATTTGCGAAGGCGGTCGCCCGTCGCTTTCGCTCAACTGACTGGTTAGGGCACGGCGGATAACAACAAAAACAAAATAACATGCACTACAAGAACGGCAGAGAAGCAAGGAACGGTGACAAGGTGGTATTGATCCCATCGTATGGGCCGCCAGTGGCGGGAATCCTCTACGATGCAACTCCCGGCAACGATATGTGTAACGGGAAAATCGCAATCCCGTCCAACAACGACCGATGCCCAGACCTGCGTGAGTGTCTGCACGCCGATGACATCAAGGCTGCAATGGAAGGCAAAGGTGGTCCGATTCCATTCCCAAACACAATCGAACCGTGAACGCAACGGCACGAGGAGACTAAGTGCCCTAACGTCTGAGCTAAGTGGCATCCCTGAATCAAGCATATATGAAAAAAGGCAAACGAAGAAAAGAACTTTTGGAGAGACTTGGCGACATCGTGCGTGGTGGTGTGCTTGATTCAGGGACGGAGCGCAGCGAAGCCCGGCACGGGTGTCCACCTTCAGCGATGGGTTCAGCTTCCGCCGCGCCTGTCGAGCCTGAAAGCGTGCAGAGCCAGAACGCTCCAATGGCAAGTCTGCCGTCCAGCGATGAGCGGAAGATGAAGCCAGCGCTGATAGCTCAGACGTTCAGCTTCCAAAGCGGTCCGGCTGGACTTGAGGCGTTGCCCTGCCCGTTTTGTGGCGCACAACCCAAGGAAACAAGCATCGAGCCAGATTATTGGCAGCTATTTTGTGTGAACATGGAATGTCCGGCAGAGGTGTCTGTTGGAGCCATTACGCTTAAACGCGCGATTTCTAACTGGAATGAACGGGCAGGAACTAAAAGCGTAACCCAGCCGGCACACCCCAGCGCAGCGGGTGTGAGCGGCGGAAGCTGAACGCCGCGATGAGTGGCACGAACAAAGACCATGAACAATCCTGACGTTATCAAATCGCCTACGACGCCCGCCGTGTCCACTCCATCAAGTGGTTCAGTGGCACAGTGTGACTGGCTATACAACTTCCGAGACTACAGATGCCAAGAAAACGCAGAGTGGCAATCTCCGGCACTGATGGACGATGGCTCTGTGATGCAGTGGCGGCTGTGCGACATCCACAAGCAAGAGGCTGTGAAGATGTGTGAACCCCTCATGCGGGAAATCGCTACCAAGCTCGGTGGTGATCCTGAAAAGCTGAGAACGCCGTGGCATAGAATAGTGCCACTGAACAATCATTAGACACAAACATTGTGTTATTCTCGGCTGAACAATTTAAGCAGAAGTCGCCATTGATTAAACGGTTGCGGGAAATCATGGCGACGGCGCACATGGCTCAAAGCACGGTCTATGCCTATGTAAATGTTTGCGCTGATTTCTTTTCTTGGGCGGATTGCGGAACGGCTGATTGTCTGGATGGCAAGATGGTTGAAAGATACCTGACGCATCTGGCGGTTGACAGGAAAGTTTCGGCCTCGACCCAAAATCAGGCGTTCAATGCACTCCTGTTTTTGTTCCGTCATGTCCTGCAAAAAGAGTTTGGCAAGGTGAAGGCCGAACGCGCCAAGACGCAGCCGAACATTCCCGAATGGCTGACCCGTGATGAGCTTTCTGAATTGTTCAAAAAACTTGAAGGCGACTGGCTCTTGCTGGCGAAGCTGGGCTACGGTTCCGGCCTGCGTTTAATGGAACTCCTTCGCCTGCGGGTCAAGGAACTGGATTTTGGGAACAAAATGGTGATCGTCAAGGACGGCAAAGGCGGAAAAGACCGCCTGGTGCCAATGCCAAAAAGCCTGATTGATGATTTGCAACTTAGGGTTGCCAACACAAAATCAATCCATGAAAATGATTTGAAGAATGGTTTTGGCTCGGTCTGGTTGCCCGATGCGCTGGCTAAAAAATATCCCAATGCGCCGAAGGATTTCAAATGGCAATGGGTTTTCCCATCACGCGAGATTTGCCTGGCGGATGACGGTGCGATGCGGCGGCACCACTTGTTTCCGAATGGGTTTCAAACCGCCCTGCGGCTGGCCGGCCAGCGCGCCAAAATCAACAAGCGGGTTCATCCGCACATTCTCCGCCATAGCTTTGCCACGCATTTTTTGGAGAACGGTGGAAATTTGCAGATGCTTCAATCACTGCTGGGCCACAAGGATATTACGACGACCATGATTTATACTCATTGCGTCAATCTGAATCACGCGAAAAGTCCGCTGGATCAGTTGTGAGTTTCCAAATAACTTTCCTCACGCCTCCGTCTGCTGGTCTTGCTCGGCGAATTGCAGGTAGGCACGCGCGTCAACGTAATTATCACCATGATAAACCCGTGCCGACCGCTGGCATTTGAACTGCACCATCATCAGTTCCACCAGCCAGTCGGGCAATGGATGGTCGAGGCGGATGCCGTAGTGCTGCTGGATCATGCCCGTCCACGCGAGGCCGATGTTTTCGTGCGACAGGCGCGGGTCGCCGTAAATCTTGCTTCTTTCTTCAATGGTTTTTTGGACGAGGTTGGAAGAATTTTCAAGCCGCGAAGGTGTTGCCATTGCTCAAATGCGAAGGAGTCAAAATGGAAAATAAAGCCGCCGGATTTTACTCCGGCGGCATAGGTCTAGGACAATTCTTTCATTGTCGAGAACCCGTTTAAGAATTGACGGCCCAGCCGAAGCTGAACCATAGCTCCTTCCACACATGGCGGATGAGTTAAATTGGCGGAAGCTGAGGGACTCGAACCCCCGACGGTGTTACCCGTTGCTCGCTTCAAACGAGTGTCCTCGACCAGCCGGACAACTTCCGAATAGTGACGGCAATCACTGGATTGCTGTTTGGAGCCACACAGCGCAATGAACCTCTCGGCACTCACTAGCTTCCATCCTTGCGGCGGATGCGTTGGCTGTCATTCTCAAAACTTCCCACCGTTTCCGGCGTCACTAAAATTGGCGGAGCGAGAAGGATTTGAACCTCCGTTACCATTTCTGGTAAATCCGGGTTCGAGCCGGATGCTATCAGCCTCTCTGCCACCGCTCCGTTTGTTGACTTGGCTCCGCGTTTATACGGCACCGGCGGTCACAGTGGATTTACACCACCCACCACAGAATCAAAGTTCTGCTCCTTACGTCAATCTTCGGGGAGCGGCCTAAGCCCGCTCGTGCTTTCGTCAACAAAAACGAAGTTAAGTCAATCGCGCCGGGATGCAAGCGGATAATTCACGACTCATCCTTGCGCGGGATGGCCGTCTGTTTATCGGCCTCGGCTTCCACCTCGATCTCTTGAATCTTGTTGGCTAGCAGATAGGATTGTTCCACGATGGCCGCCGCGTGCAGGCGCGAACTGTTCGTGAATGAAGCCGGGATGCCTTCAATCAAGACGACGTAAGGCACGTTCAATTCGTCCAGGGCGTGCAGGGTGCGCGCAACTAGGTCGGCGGTGATCTTGACCTGTTTGCGGCCGGCGCTCATGGCTTTTTGATGCGGTAGGCGGGCACGAGCCGGATAGTTCCACGCTTCCAAACCATTTCAATTTTCCCGGTGGAAATCCATTGCTCAATTTGCCTTGATGTCTGACGAATGCTGGCATTTTTCTTTTTTGCTATTTCACGGACCGTTTCCGCCTTTTCGTCAACAATCTTTTCTTGGAAAAGTTCGCTAACGAGCCTCGCCGCCGTTTTGTTCAGCGCGCTCATACAGGCAATCGCCATTCCTTTTTCTGGCCGTTATTGAAAAGCTGAATCCAGCCGAGTTTGTTCACGCAGCCTTCGCCATAGACGATGCCCGCCGACCATGCGTGCGTCTGCCGACGGTTCTTGGCGTAATCCATGTTGTCAATGCCGGCAAGGGTGCCGACGCAGATGCCGAAGGGGTTGTCGTCGCGCCGGCCCTGCTGCTGGGCAGCCGTGTGCGCGTGGGCAAAAACGACGTTGCCGTGCGCTTCAGCATGATCCCGCGCACATTGCTGGCCGAACATATAGCCGTGCATGAATTTGATGTCGTAGGCGTAAATCCAGTTGCGGATGCTCCAGGTGTTGACCCAGTTTATTTTCAACCGCTTCATCTCGCCCTCGATGCCGAGTTTCTTCTTCCCGTCACCATAAACCAAAAGCGAGGCGAACCCACTGATGATGGCGTTGTGATGTTTCAGGAATCGGTAAGGCCGTTCGTCGTGGTTTCCCATTGGGCAATCCGTCACGCCAAGTTCTTCAAGAAATTCGAGGCCGATGTCAATGTCCGGGGAAACCGGCTCATCTTCATCACTGGTGCCTTTCGCCCCGGCCCGCAACGCCGCCGTGTCACACCAATCGCCCAAATGAAATATTCGCTTCGGCTTGAACCGGGATTTGAATTCCAACGCCGCCGACCGCGCATTCGGATCTATCAGATTGCCGTGCGAACAGCCGACCGCCATGAACCGCTCCCATTTGTGTGTGATGTTCATTAGGTTTTGGTTTTGAACTTTTTCATAATCTCCACGGCAAAGGCGTCGTCGCTGAAATCTTCGGCATCGTCCGGCAGCCAGGCGAGCTTGGCGGCGAGCAGCAGATGGTTCCGGTCGCGCAACTGCCGGCGTAATTCAGCGTTTTCGGTGTTGGCTTGGGCAAGCTCCGCCATTGCTTTCTGCGATACCGCGCAAGTGACGGCGATGCCCGCATGGGCGGTCCAGTCCATGCCGCACGCCGGACATGAATCGGTTTTAGCCATGATTGGTTGCGCCGGCTTTTCGGATTCGTTTGGCGACATGGGCGGATGATGCGTGATGCGTGATGCGTGATTTTCGGATTGGAAGCACCCATTGTTCGACCGGGTTGAACGCGACGAACAGATGATGCCCGGTATGCTTGGCCTGCGCCTGCGCGACCGTGCCTTGCGAGGGTAGGTATTGGGCGTTGTGGGCGATGGCAGTCATTTGCGCACCGGCACGTTGCCGGACCACTTGGTTGCCGCGCGTTTGCGGTCCTCGTCAAAGGCCCGCCAGCCGCAGAGTTCAAGCGCGACCCAGACCACGCAGTATTCCCAGAACAACGCCTTTTGCGTGCTCATGGCATCCCAAATCAGGTTGTTGGATTCGTGCTGGGTCAGGGTGCATTTCACCCAGATTTTTTTGACATCGTTCCAGCGTTCAAGGTTGTCCTGGTAGGCGGCGTCGTGGAGGATGTAGCTCCACCACCATTCGGCATAGGACATCAGGTAAAGGCCGGCCACGCAGATGACGAGGCCAAGCACGGCGAGCAGATTGAACCAGCTTGAAAAATGGCAGAGCCAGTGGGCGACGAACACAACCACGCCGCCGATGACGCCAAGGGGCGGAACGCTGCCGCCATCCGTGTGCAAATAGGGTGCGGTGCGGTAATAATTGCCGAGGCGATCCGCGAAATACAGCCGGTCTATGGCGATGACGTTGCCGCCGTCAAAGGACGTGTTGCGCAGGCCGGTCGTATTTTGGAAGCCGTGGCGCATGGGAATCAGTTGATAGCGGATAGTCGGGGAGTTGATAGTCGGGAAGCCCGCTTGCGTGGTTTCGGATTGTCATGCAACGGACAATCGGCGCTGATGTAAAACTTGCCGCGCCCCAGACCGCGCCCGTGGCGGTTGTCGAGAACGGCGCAGGTGCAGCCGGCTTTTTGCGCCGCCGCACTGCCGGGATTTGGAATATGCTTGAGCATGTTTGCCAGCGGTGGCTCACCGCAAATTTTGCGGGACGAACGGACTATATTTAGTTCTGGCCAATGACAGGCATCGGCGGATTGATTTGATTTTGCCCGTTGTCCCGCGTCTTGCAGCTTGCGCCACAAGAAAATCGTTTCAAAAACTTTTAACCACGAATGAACACCAATGGACACGAATCACCCAACCAAACCAATCAGCAGCTTGGCCTGTTCGGAATCCAGCGGTATGCCCTTGGCCGCGAGCCGCGCTTTGAGGCGGTCAATGGCGCGTTGGTTGCCCAGCGCGCGCAGTTCGTCGAAGTTCGCCTGCGTCGGCGGTTGGCCGTTCGTCCATTTTTGAAATAAAGCTTCCGCCACGAGCAAGCCTTCGTTGGCGATGATCGGGATCAGGATGTCCCACATATTTTTCTTTTCCATGTTATCTGCCTTTCACTTCGACGATGAGGTTGAGGACATCCTGCGACTCCACGACCAGCGAGGCCGGGGCGAGCGCGTTGGTGTTGAACTGCACGGCATCCAGCGCGACGAGAAAGGACGCATGGAATTTGTTGTAGGCCGACCCGACCCGTGGCAGGGAGTTCGTGCTGGTCTGACCGGCAATGACGGAATCCAGATAGCCGTCAAAGGCGGCCGTGGTGACGCGCTCGACCGAGTAGAGCGATTTGTAGGCGATGGTCTGCTGCGTGGTGTTGCAGCCGGTGAAGGTCATAGACAGAAACGCAAGGGCGCAAAGGAGCAGGAGGAGATGCGTGATGCGTGATGCGTGATGGGTAAATTTCATAATCAGTTGAGTTGCCATAAACCGCGTGGAGTCAAGCCGGTGGTCAGTGGTCAGTGGTCAGTAGTTGGGAATCGTTGCGGCTTTGCGCCTCCGCGTCTTTGCGTTAAATCCCGCCCGGTGGCTTGTTGAATACGCGGGCGTCATCGGTGGGCGGCTTGAGCATGGTTGGCCGGTCGCTGCCGTCTGCGTCGGACCGCAGCCGCACGAAGTTGATGCAGCGCGCCACAACTTGACGATGGGCGATGAACGCGAAAAATCCGCAGATTGTCCCGTTGACCACCAAGACGGCCATTGGATATGGATAGGAGCTTGGAACGCTCGCCGGGGTGGCAAACATCCAATAAATCGCGCCGCCGGCAATCACTGTGAGATGCGCAACATAGCGCGAATTGACGAACGGCAGGTCATCCACGAGCCAGGCGATAATGCAGAGAAAGCCGATGACCGACAAAGACGCCGGATTGTTCAAGACCTGATAGAACATGGCCGTGATGACGTTCGGATCGCTGCTGCCGGGCAGTGGCGTGACGGGCAACGCGGCGGTGGATTGGCCGAGAACGGAGATGACGAAGAACATCAACCCCAGAAGCCCGCCGAATATGATTTTTGCTTGGTCGTTCATAAATTCAAATTTCAATCCCGCGACGGTTAAACAGTTTCTTTGCCTGCGCCCAGAGGGCGTTCCAGACGACGGCGGCCTCGTGGTTCTCCGCGAAGTCGGTGCGGATGCGCTTGACGCCGGCGAGGTAAAGCTGCTTGGCCTGCTCGCATAAATCCCAGAGGCGCGACTGGTTGACGCCGTTGCCAATGACGACGCCGTGGCTGATGCGCGGCACGCCGAGCAGCCGCAGGCATTCGGCCAATTTCATCCGGCTGATGCGGTTGCCGGAGCGCACCATGCGGTTCAGGGATTGACGGGTGAGATTTACCACGGCATTCCCTTCCAGCGATAAACGACCAGAGCTTCGCCGGTGTTCGGCGGCAGGTTGGTTTGCACGTTGCCCAAGCCGTCGCCGTAACCCCAATGCCAGACCGGAAATTGCGGAGCTTGCGGGTTGGGTTCGACGTTGACCCATGAAATCAGGTTGGTGCTGGATTGCAGGCACCACACGTTGTCCAGAAAGCCGTCAGAGAAATGGAATGATGGCGGGACGGGCGCGGGCGGCGGCAGAACCACGGCCTGCGTATCCGCGCCTTGCTGGTTCCCGCTACTGACGACTGACAACTGACGACTGACTTGCGCCTGTGGCGCATGACGCGGATCAAGGTCGGGCATTGCTGATGTCAGCGTTTCAGGTTTCAGCGTTTCAGCGTTTTGCCTTGGTGCCACGCACCCGCACAACGCGAGCAGCAGGATGTAGGGGATGAATTTCATTGTTGAACATGGACTTGATGCCATTCGGTTCCTTCGATTATGAAATTTCCACTGGCTTGATATTTCCCCTGATAGTCATTGTCCTGAAAGCCGATGTATTGAATTTGAAGATTCCCATGACTGTCAGGAAACACCGCAATCGCTGGTTGCTGCGGTTCTGCCGTGGTGGTGTTCAGATTGGACACATTGAGAAAGCCGATTGGATTTAACGCTGTTAGATTCGCCGTGTCGAACAACTCTGTATATCCCCGGACGCTATTGCTGATGACAAACGACCCGGCGGCAATCTGAATGTTCGTCCCCAGCCGGTAAAAATTCACACCTTCTGAATCAATCGTAATGTCAGTTGCAATTTGCGTGTTGAAATTGGTTGGCGAACTTCCTTTGACCAAACGTGTCCGCCAGTTTGAACCAGTCCATTCCGTCATGGTCATATACCAGTAGGGGTCAACGTAAATGACATCCGGCCCATACATATCAACACCAATCCCATCAGCGACAACTGCGACTGGGGCGAGCGTTACGTTGAACGTGTTTGTGAAGCCTGCGTCTGGCACGAAGCCATACCAAATCCTGACGCCAGTGTTGCCGAAATCGAGTGTAGTGAAGTTGTCGCTGAAAATATGATAGCCATGAATGGCATCGTCGTGAACCACCGCCGCCTCTGCAAGTGCGGACGGCGTGTTGCTGAATATCCCACCGATGTTCACGATTGCTGGGTAAAGCGTCCGCGTGGCCGGGTCATATTCGTGGATTTGAAAACTGGTTGACGGGTCTTGTTTTCCAATCGTTCCCGGAACAGTGGAACGGTCAAGTCCCAACATATAACGCCCATTGGAGTTCGTCGGCATTGAAGTCAAATCAAGATTGTGAACCAGCGAAACCTCCCTTGTTCCGCCGGGGCCATTGAAATAGGTCGCATTAAAATTAGTCAGGTAAATGCTTCCCGCACCGCTCGTGTTGTAAACGTAAAAGGCTGGACTCCATGCAGCGAGATTGGTTGAATTGCGAAGGTCGTATGGCCCTTGGTAATCCGAACTTACCGAGCCGGCAATTCCCCATCCCGTGCCGCTGTTTGTCCATACATTGACGATATTGTGTAGCATCTCCAACGCGACCGAAAACGCTTGATGATTGGTAACTGGAAGAAACGGAACATGAGTGGCGAAGCTGGCACCATTGGCACTCGATAAGCGCAGGCCATCGCCAGTGGTAAAATCCGGGAACGAACAAATAATCCCGTTTTGTCCATCCGCAGTCATCAGCCCAAAAGCGCAAGTGGCATTGGTCAGTGCCGTTACTGAAAGCCCAACGACACATTGCGGAGTGATGAAGAAATTATTTGTTTCCGACAGGATGAGCGTAGTTGGACTGGAAATGATATAGCTCAACGTTCCGCCGCTTGCGGTCAGGGTTCCCGTCCCGGCGGCCGTCACCTTCAAACTGCCAAGTCCGCTCTGGAAACTTTCATTAGCCAGCACGAAAGGCGAATAAGGAGTTGGCGGTGTCGGCTGATAGGTCGGCGTGTTAGTCAGCGTGAAAACCAGATTTGAGACATTGGCGATGGTTGAACCGCCCGCATAGTTCGTGAAGTAATAATAATTTGTAGGATTAACCGGTCCAACCGAAGCCGATGAGCCAAAAATTGACAATCCTTCGGCAGTCAAAATGCTCTGCGCCGATGCGCCAAAGCAGAAAGCAGAAAGCAGAAAGCAGAGAAAATATTTCTTCACTGCCCCTCCTTCATCGCGGCCACGATGTCATTCGTGCCGCCGTAGCTGGTGAGCGATAAGATGCCGTTGGTCATCACGCTGTTGCTCCCGGCCAGCCATTTGACCGTGGGCAGGGTGACCGGAATCGGGGCCACCGGACGAATCCTGAAGCTCAACGAGCCATTTGCGCCCGTGAGGTTGGTCAGCACGAGGGCGACATTCGTGACGGTGAAGGATTGAATCGTGCCATTGAACACCATCGGCGTGTTCGTCGAAGTCAGCAGCGTCCACGGAATCGTGTTGGTCAGTTCGATGGCGTTGCCGTTCATTTTTCCGGTAAAAACAATTTTCCCGTCAACGGTGTTGCTGCCGCCTTGAATGTTTATAGAAGCGCCTTGACCGCCAAAATCCGACGCGCCGCCTTCCAACAATAATGAACCAGCAGCAGCAACGCCATTGCCACCGCCAATAGTCATCACTGCGGGGCCGTTTTGAATGGAATCATTTCCGCCAGAAATTTGAGCCGTGCCGCCGACGTTCAAATGTGCCGAACCGAATGTCAGAAAACTGCCCAAGGCACCCAATAAACTTTCTCCGGTGCTAAGGCTGGCATCGCCACCAGCGTCGTTTCCGGCATCGCCAAATTGAAAATCAATGCCGGTGTGATTCGTTGAGGCGCGAGTTCTTATGGTTCCGGCATACCAAGTGCCTCCATTGACTACTACATTGGTCGAGAGCCGGGCGTCGGGGAGTGTGCCGCTCGAAAGCTGGCTGGCGTTGTTCGTATTCACAATCGGCGGGAGGACGGACATGGGCAGCGTGCCAACCAGATTGGTCGCGCTCATGTTGGTGCCGATGTAGGCGGTCTGGTTTGCGATGTAGCTCAACGTGGGCGAACAGTTCGTCAGGATGGCGTTGGTGATGCCGGTGAGCGACAGGGTGGCGGTGATTGAGCCGGAACCGTTGGTTGAAAGTGCCACGGCCAAGCCGGCGGTCGGGGTTATGGTCCCGATGGCGTTGGTCGCGCTGCCGCCGGCTCCGCCAGTTGAACTGATGGTGATGGTGTTGCCATTTGTGCTTAACGTGACGTTGCTGCCGGCCACGAGTTCCGTCCCGGCGATGAAGGTGTTCGTCTGGACGGTGATGTTGGTGATATTCTGCGAATTGGTCAGGTTGATGTAATTCGTGGCGATCAGGAATCCCGACAATGACGAGAAGGCAAAAAATGGATTTGGCCCTTGCACAAAGATGCCCTGGTAAAAGCCGGCGTTGACGGAGCCATCAAGGTTGGTCTGGACGGGCGCGGGCGTGGTGGGGATGAAGATGTTGGTGGTGTAAGTATCCCATGTGGTGGCGAAGGTGACTTTGTAGGGCACGCCGCAGACGAGGTTGGTCAGACGGACGCTGCCGTTCGTGATCTGCGGATAATTCGACCGGCTGCGGGTGATGGGGTCGCGCGAGTAGAAGTTGCCGGCGGGCAACGGCCATTGCTGCGCCTGAACGGTCAGGCTGGTCACGCGGTCGGCGGGCAGGCCGAACGAGGCGAAGGTGAAAACGACGTTGTTGGTGGACAAAGCGGTGTCGGCCAAAGCTGAAAAGCTGAAAAGCTGAAAAGCTGAAACCAGCAAAAGGGTGGCGGCGCGCAACCGGAAGGCGGTGGCTCGCGCCGCCGTGAAGGGTTGGACGGCAACATGGCGGAGTAACGAGAAGATTGGCTTCACGCCAAGGCGGTAAAGTCAAAGCGGGTATCGCGTATTCAACCATTTCTGGCGGTTGGAGCAAACGCAGGGTTGTTTGAGCAGCGCAGCGTAGGCGGTCTTGAAGGCAGTGCCGACCATGCCAAGCTGACGTTCCACGATGTCGCCAAGGCCACGGTCGCCGGGATTGGCGAGCAGTTTCAGGGGCAGGAGTCCGGGCGGCCAGTCCCGATGGACGGCGGGCTTGGCAGTTCGTTTGGTTCCGGGTGCCGGTTTTTTCTGTCCAAGGATCATGCGCAGGGTTCAAATACGCCGGAGGGGATCAGGGTCGCCACCGGAACGTCGCTGGCTTCGCCGGGTTCGGGCGGCGTGAGTCCGGCGGTGTCAACGGTCGGGTCGAGGATGGTGTAATCAATCGGCGGCGCGGGCGGGTCCTCGTCTTGCGCATCTCCGGCTCCGTTGTCGGGCGGCAGAGTATCACTGTTGGCGTGCGGCAGGATGGCGCGGGCTTCCACGAAATCGTAAATGCACGTCGGCGGTTCGCTGCCATCGCACGCCTGCTGGTCGTCACTTGGCAGCGGGATGAACAACGGATTTTCCATCGCCTGACTCGCAATGAGCCATTGCTGGGAGCCGTAGGCTTCGTCCAAGTCGGACGTGTGCTCAAAATCATATCGGACGCCCGCGCCTTCTGGTGGCGTGTCGGTTTCATTCGGCGACAGGACGATTTTCCAAGGGGTGCAGCTCAAAAATCCCTTGTTCTTGTCCAAGGCGGAAAAATAATCGTAGCCGCTGTCAACGGTGGTGAACGGTCCGCCGGGCGGCCAGGCGGCGGACGGACGGTCAACTTGCACGCCATCACAATCCAGAACGCCATCGAGCCGAGCATATTCACCGTTGGGTCGTGGATTAAGCGACCATTCCAACAGCACGAATTGCCCCTTGCCGCGCCGGTCGGCCCAATACCATGAGGCCACGCCAGTCTGCGGCGGGTCGCCTGGCATTGCGCCGTAGAGTGTCACCCAGCGGGCGGCGCTGACGGTGGCGAATGACGCCGTGACGGTGAACTGCGTGAGCGAAAGCGTGGTGACGGTGAGGTTGCCGGCGAGCATGGTCATGCCGAGGTCGCAGAGGTTCACGGGAAAGAGTTGCAGGCTCGGCACGGCGTCATCAATCAGCACGGTGGTCGCATCATGGGTGACGGTGCAGGTGCCGTCCATGTTGTCAACGATGGATGAAATGGCGAGACGGCCGCCGAAGGGCGGGCAGCTTGGGAAGCGTAGGCCATCCGGCGTCCACGTTCCATCCGGCGGCGAATCTCCGTCGCAGGTGCCGGTGGGCGTTTCCAGCAATCGGTCCGCGCCATAAGTCCGAGCATGGTCGTAGCTGGGCAACCGGATGACGCTCTCAGCCCATTTTGAAACCCACAAGGAAGCATCCGGGTTCACGTCGGAATAAACATCCGTGAGCCGACCGTAGCGCCGGATGCGCCCGTGCGACAGAGCGAAGGCTTGATAAACATTCGTCCATTGGGTCGCACGGGGTGGCAAATCGGAACCGGCATCCGAACGCCAACCGCCGTAACTTTGCACGAACCATGCGCTCGATGGTGTCGGGTCGGGCTGTTCCGGGCAGCACCCTTTCATGTTGATGTAACGCGGGTCGAAATAATCTTCCGGGTAATCAATCGTGGTTCCGGGGACGGTGTTATCCGCGCTGGGATTTTCCTCGGTGGCTGGGTTCGGCAGACCGAGAATGTCGCCAGGATTCACACCATCATCGAAGGTGAGCAGCGCGATGTTCGGGTCAACGTAGCTGTCGGGGTCAGTCTGGTAAAGCGGCAGGCTGACATTCATTCGCACCTCGTTGCGCGAGACTAGGACGGCGATGCCGCGCCATTCGTCGTTCGTGAATGGAAACAAAACATGGTCTTTGAAGTCCCACGGGGCCATGAGATCTTCAGCATCCTCGATGACGGCGGCGGACGTGTTGGCATCGTCCAGAGTGAGGCTGAAAGAGAGTGCGGTGATGGTGAGCGTCCCGCTGGAATCAGGACCGCCACCAGGCCCAAGGTCAATCACCGGCACGGCGATGGACACGGACAATTCCGTGTCCGTCAGCGACGTTGTGGCCGTAGAGCCTGGATAATTCCCAATGAACGGCAAGCATTCATTCTCCAGAAAATCTTTCATCGCGGCCGCGTCCATCACGCCTTGGTTGGTGAACTCTTTGTATGCGTTCCATGAACCGCCAATGCTGTCGTAACCGGAGATCGGCGCGCTGAACTGTCCGCCGCACGCCGTCAGCGCCGCCAGCCAGTCGCCCATAACGATGGAAGTGCTGAAATTCCCGTAAGTGGCCACTTGAATGCCGTGAGTTTCGAGCCAGGTCGAGAACGCGGTCACGTCGCCAAGGTCAACGCCGGACTCGGTATAAACATCGCCCGCCGGAGGAAACGGACTGCCAGCAATCGGCACGCCGCTGGGCAACCACACGTCCACGCCAGCGACGACGCCCTTCAAGGCCACCGGCCCGGCGTAGTGGTAGTTATCCGTCAACGTGCTGGTGATGCCGGTGAGGGTGATGCAGCCGCTATGCGGATCAATCTCCGCCGTGTAAGTGTTTTGCCGGTCATAGGTGTAGGTGAGATAACCAAGGCCGCGCATGGCGGCGGTGGCGTCGTAAAAGTTGTCAACGAACTCGGCCGTTTCCGCCATGCGTGAATCGAAGGTGCCGGTGCAATACTTGGTGGTGGCCGGGGTCGGATGCCAGCTTCGCCAGTTTTGACGGACAAAGCCGACATCGCAACCGGCGCTGTCCGGGCAGTTGGCATCATCATTGAGAAAGCCCCAAGCGCCATGCCATTGACGATGCCCGAAAACGGATTGCCGACCGACCATGTTGCAAACGGCGAGGTCAATGGTGGTTTCAGCATCGGCGAAGGTGTTGACCGGCGTGAGCGTGAGCCAAGGGCCGATGAGGTTATCCACGCCGTAATTCGTGCCGTCGTAATCTACTCCGGTGCCGGCGGGCTTGGAACTGCAAACCGAAGTGTCGGGACACGTCACTTCTTCGTTGCCGAGCAAGGCTTCAATCGCGGAGCGGCCGGTTCCGTCAACGGTGTAACCGTCGGGCGTGCCGTCGCCCAGCACCTTGGGGATGGACGTGGTGTTTTTGAAAACCTTGCGGACCAGACCGAGCCGACCATGCGACGGGTTTCGGCAGATTCCGTATTCAGGAAACTTGGCGCGGAACGGAGCGATGTCGCCGCCGGGAATCATGCAACTTGATTGGCGCAGTAATCGTAGGCTTCAATCTGAATCCAGAAAACATCCGAGCCGTCAAGGTCGCCGGCCAGCGGGGTGCCGGATGGCGCGGTGGGCGGGCTGGTGGTTCCGGGATAGGGCAGTTGCGGGACGTTGTAATAGACGCCGGCGGGTAATCCGGCCGGGTTGGTGACTTGGGCGGGGACGGCTTGCGCCGCCATCCAGATGCCGGGCGGGGCGATGACCAGTTCGCCCGAAATGAGGTCGAGCATACCGTCGGTGCAGAGCGGATTGCCGGGGGAGAGATAGACGGCGGTGTAAGTGTCACCATTCGGACCGGCGACGGCCACGGTTTGGTCGAGTTCTTTCTTGGGCGATTGCCATTTCCAGCCGGAGCCGCCGGAGCCGCCCTTGGACGGATCGGCGCTGACTTCATAGTAGCCGTCCACATAGGCCACCTTCGCGCCTTTGACGCCGCGAATGGGAAACTTGCCGTTCCATAGCATCTCCCAGATGGCGATGACGAACAGGGCGAAGCCGGAATCGCCGACGGGTTTGAGTGGCTTGTAACCTTTCATGGTTCACGAGGCGGTGCCGTAAGTGTGGATGGGCCAGGTGTCAATCAGATACTCGGTGGTGATCTCAATGCGGCCGAGCGCGGCGAGGACGGCCGGGCTGCGCATCTTCAATGCGCCGAACATGAAGTTGGCCGGCTGATAGGACGGGACTGGATAGGCGTTGATCTTGTAGGCCAGATAACTGGGCAACGGCAGAATCCAAAGACTGGTGCTTTGCAGTTCGGTCAATAACTGGCTGATGGTGTAAATCCGGCAGACGTTGAAATCGGCGACGTTGGCGGCGTAATTGTTCGGCGCGAGCGTGGTGTGCCGGACGGTGTATTTGCCGCGCACATAGTTGGTCGCACCGCGAAAGTAATCCTGCACCCAATTTCTGATGGTGGAGATGCTGAAATTGGCGGAGATGGTCTGGCCGGCGATAGGAGCACCAGACGAATCCACGATGACGGCGACATCGGCGGCAGCCTTGAAGCCGCCCCAGGTCGGGTTGTCGCTTGAAGCCACGCGGCGGATCAACTGGCAAATCTGCTGCGAAAGCCCGGTGAAGGTGCCGTCGGCAGCGGTGGCGTAGGACAGGAAATTGTCGTTGTCGAGCAGGTCGGGCTTTTCCTGGTCAACTGAAATCTCCCATTTGTCGGTGATGGCCCCGGAACCGCCGCCGCCGCCCCACGAACCGCCGGTGCCGCCGGACATATCGCTGGACTGAAGCGTGAGGGTGGCGAGATTCTTTTCCAGGCGCAATTTTCCGCGCCAGCCGGCGTTGTAATACGACTGCGCGAGCGCGGACATCTTGGCGATGTTGTAGCCCTTGAATTCCAGAGTGCTCGCGCCGGAATTCCAGCGCGAGAAATCCTGTTCCCAGAATTGCTTGGCTGGTTCATCGCTGCCGTTTAAGATTGGTGTTCCCATGATAGTTAGACAAAGTGCGCGCCGCCGACGGCGGGATTGCCGTCCACGGTCTGGCTTTGGAAATGTTGCAGCAGCTTTTCCTGAACGGAGAGCTGGCGGCGCTGTATGTCGAGCGTGGTCGCCTGCATGGCATTGCTGGCCGCGCCGATGCGTTCGCGGTCGGTGACTGAAGCATTGCCGGAGCCATTGGATTGGCCGTTACCCAACGGATCTTTCCTCGCCAACCGCAGCGCACTCACGGCCGCTTCCTGGGCATCGGAAGCCTTATTTGCTGCAACTTTTCTGGCAATCTCGCCTTCTGGACCTCCCAAAATGGCGGCAGCAGCGGCGGATTTCTCGGCTTCGCGCCGCAGATCCTCGGCTTTCTGGAAAGCGCGCTTCACGTCGCCTTCGTTGTCCAAAAGCCTGTTGTAGGCGGTCAGGTTGCCTTGATTCTGGTTGATGCGAGATTGGGCGGCTTGGGCCACGGCGCGGGCCTTCTCCAAACCATTCTTATAGACCGGATCGGTCCACCAGTCAGCGAACTTGGCCCGGAACCAAGCCATTTCGGACTCGAATTTGTCAACGGAACGGGCGAGCACGCGGTCCTTGTCCATGCTGAAGGCGCGGTCATCCTTCTTGCCGGGTTCGGCCTGTGCAAAGTAGGCTTTGGACTTGTCCGCCGCCTCCTTGGCGTTTTGCAAGTCCTGCTCATGGCGCGCTTCAGAGAATTTCGGCGCGGCTGATTCCATATCGAGCAATTTTTGTTTCGATTCGGCTTCGAGCGCGGCCTTATCCTTGATCATGGCGGCCAGTTCGGCATCGCGCTGCTGTTTGTTCAACGCCATGCCCATCGCGGCGTATTTCTTTTCGATTTCCGCGCGCTGCCGGACGCTGGTGGCGGCTGCAAGGTCGTTGGCCTTGCGCGCCTCCAATAACTCGCGTTCGTAATCAATTTTTTGTTTCGCCACGGCCAGTTCGCGCGCGGCAGCCTCGGAAACGGAGTTGTAAGCATCAAGCCGTTTGTCCACAGCATCGGTCACATCCTTTTCCGCCTCGGCCATCTCGTTGACCTTTTGCAGATATTTCGGGATATGGTCGGCGTTAAAAACCTTTTGGACGGAATCGTTCAGTTTCAGAACCAGGCCGTTGACGCGGTGCAAGAAAATGAACGGGCTGGCGACGATGCCGGCCACGGCGGCGGCCACCACTCCGAATCCGAGGATGAATTTAGCGGCGGCCGAACCGCCAAGTGACCAGAATGCCTGCAACGCCTGTGGCGCTTGTTGCAGGAACACCCGGAACGGATTCATGCCGCTCGCGAGCGAATCAAACGTGGCACGGACGACGTGGACGAGCTGCTGCATACCGCCGCTGCCGTGCCCCTTAAGTCCGTTGATGAACCGTTGGAAGAAACTTTGGCCGGTTTTGGTGCCGGCATCCGCCACGGCTGGAGCGCCCGTCGCAGCCATTTCGGCACCGGCGGCCTTGGAAATTGCCACCGTTTCAGCAACTTTCTGCTTGAACGGATCGTTGCGTCCGTCAATGGTGACAATTAAGCCGGCCATGATGCCTCCTTTTCGTCAGCGTCGGTGCCGGTGTTCATTCGTTTCTCAAAATCTGATACTTCGGCTTCCAAGCCGGCGAGTTCTCGGATGATTGGGTGCTGCACCAGCGCCAAAGACCGCTTCGCATCGTCATCGCCGGCCAGATGCCAGGCGGCGCGGCCGTTTTCGCATTGCTGATGGTAATCGTCGTGGGTTTTTTGCTGGATGTTGTAGATGACGAGGTTGCCATGCGATTCGGCATGGCCTTGGGAGAGCATTTTGGCGATGGAATACGGGAAATCCCACGCGGTCGCGCCCCAAATAGCGTATTCGGCGGCGGGAACATGGGCCAAAATGAAGCGATAGAGCCGTAAAAGCTCTGGTTCTCCCAAATAACGCACGGTGTCATCCTCGGTTTTCGGCAGGTCGGCATGGAATTGGAGCCGTCCATCGGCCAGATAATTGCGGAATTCAGCGATGCAAACGACCAAATCAGCCTCTTTTTTGGGCACATTTCGCTTGGACCAGAGCCAAAACCAGCGCGGTTGGCGTTTGGCGCAGATATTTACGGCGCGGATGAGGGCGTAGATCTGTTTTTGGACTGGCAAGGCATCGAAATCGGAGCGGTCAAGCGTGATAAAGGCGTTGTCCTCGCGGAACAACTGCAATTCGCAGCCGAGCGAGTAGGGCATGAGGTCGAGGCCGAGCACGCGGCTGGGCATCGGCAGGACGGCGGCGGCGAGTAGCTTTTCGTGCATTTTTGTTAATAAAAAAGGCGCGGAACGATTGCTCGCCGCGCCCTTGATGTCTTTTTATCCGGTTCAGCCAGTAACGGTCGTGGTGAGCGACGTGTTCTGCGTGGCGTTCGCCCATTTCTTGAGTTTGACGCCGCTCAATTTCACCCAATCGCCTTGCGCCTGGTCAATCTTGGCCCCGCCGAGATATACAAAGTCGCCATCGAACAGTTTCACGGCGCTGGTGGCAAAGGTGCCCTGCGTTTTGAGGTGCGAGAGGGTGATCTTGGCCAAGGGCGCGGGATAAACAGCCAGGGCAGCGGCGGATGCGCGGGTGCCGGCGGTGCCGCCGGAGATGGTGAGATCAATCTCGATCTCGTGGCCTTCGTTCACAGCGTCCATCGCGGTGGTGAAATCGGTTTCATCCATGAGTTCGTTCATGGTGAAGGTGTGCGCGCCGCTGACTTTGGTGAGAACGAAGGTGCCGTAGCCGGTGATGGCGATCTGTGTGCCGTCGTTCTGGATGCCGTGGATGGCGGCCTGACCAACAAGGATGTCTGGAATCATAATTTTGGATTATTTGAAATTGCTGGCTGAGTAACGGATCTCTAATTCGGGATGCGCCATGAAAAAAGCCTTGCGGTCGGCGGGGTTGCGGATGGCATCCACGCGCGCGGAGAGCAAGTTCACGAGGTTGACGGACTCGGCATCCTTGTTCTTGAAAAAGTAATTGCGCCGTTCGTCGGGCGTGAGAGCGGACAGCTTGGCTTCAAACGCGGCGAGCAAGGTGTCGTTGGCAGCCTTCAGGGCTTGCAACGAACTTTGCGGCGGAGTCGCGGCGGGTTTGGGTAAATCGGCCATAAAAATTACGGGGAGGTGACGCCAAGCTGGATGGCACCGACGGCTGCCGGGTTGGTGATGGCAAGCATCTGCACATAGACCGGAACGGTGACGACCTGCGGCGCGATGGTGACGCTGCCGGCGTTGGTCACGGACGGATTGAAGATGGGCGTGTTGTTGGTGAAAAACGTGGTTCCATCGAGCGACCAGCGGAAACAGCCGGTGTAGGAATTGGTGGCCGACAAGCCGTTATTGGAAATCGTGACTTGCGGAATCGAGATATAGGCGTTGTTCGTGACGAACGTAGGGCTGTTGGTCTGCGCCGTGGTGATGGTGGTGAGCGAACCGATCAGGATGCCGGCGCGGGCCGGTGTGAGCAGCAACGCAAACACGAAAAGCAAAATCAGGAGAGCGAGGAATCGTTTCATCGTAAAAATCGTTAAGTCAACTTTAGGGGGCGACAAAGATGGCCTTGGTGCCGACGGTGACGTTGTTGGTGGCGATGACCATCGTTTGCTGGTAGATCGGAATCGAAAGCGTGGTGGATTGAACGGTGTAATCCTCGGAATTCGTTGTGGAAGGCGTCCAGGTGGCCGTGGTGGACATCAGGTTGCTCGTGGTGGAGGTGCCGCTTTGGATGTTGACGGTGAGGGCGGCCGTGTTGGACAGGTTGCCGTGCGAGATGAGGATGTTCGGCGGCATCGTCACATAAGCCGTGCCGATGCGGACAGGCACGCCGTAGTTCGTGGTGGTGGTCGTGACGCCAGTGGCGGCGTAAGTGACGAGATTCGAGACGGTGGTGGTGCCAGCGAAAAGTCTGCCTGTCAAAAGGACGAGCAACAGCAGGCTGGTGGAAAATTTATTCATGCAACAATCGGAGAAAGTCAAGCGGCGCTCAATACAACTTCAGCACAGAAGCGTTCAGGATGGTCGCGCCTTCATGGAAATGTTCGTGGGCGTCCACGACGACGCCGGCAAAACCGGATTTCTCGATCTTGCGGATGAGCCAGTCGCGGTCCTCGTCGGGGATCTTGTCGTTTTCGCGTAGTTTGGCGATGGCGTCGGTCGCAGGCAGGCGCAGGCCGCGCACGGACCAGGCTTCGGATTTGGCGGGACTTGGCTTGGGTTGTGGATTTTCGGGTGTGTCGGTCATAAAATTTAATCCCAATAACCGCCAGAGCCGATGACATTGACCTGAAAGGTGATCAGTTCGATGTAATTCACGTCGGCATCGGGGTCGTGGTCGCCGCCGAGGGAGGTGTGCAACAAAGCAAGGCAGGAATAATCCGCCATGTCGGCATCGCGGGCAGCACGGGCGGTTTCCACTTCGTCGGTGCCGCTGGATTGGTCGGTGATGAGTGAATTACCAGCTTCGGAAATCAATTTGGCGGTGGCGTGGTAATCCTGGCCGTTGTCGGATTGGTGCAGCACGTCGTGCAGGGCGTCTATCAGGTCGTTTAGAAAGCCGTGATTGGTGTTGGCCGGCTGGTCGGGCTGGTCGGTGCCTGACATTTTGGCGCGGACAAGGACGGTGAGGAAGTAATTGCCGCTGCCGGGGGGCGATTCCGGCCCCTGCACGGTCTTGACATCCACGAGTCCGGGGGCGGTGGCGACATCGCGGGATTCAGGATCGCGCGAGATGTAGATTGGCAGTTTGGCGTTGACGCCTTTTACGGTGGCGTAGATGAAGGCGCGGATGGCGCGGTCGTTTTTGTCGCGGAGATTGCCCATTGTCAGAAAAGCCTTGAAGTCAAAGTGGCGGTCAGGACAGCATTTTGTTGAAGCGGGGCATTCCTTCCTCGATGCGGCGGGCGAGTTCGCGGTTGATGGCGGCGGTTTCGCGGTTGATGGCGGATTGGAGGGCGGGACCGGAATGCTGAATCAAGGCGAGGCGATGCTTGGCATCGAGGATGGCATTGCCGGACTGTCCGACGTTGTTCTCGGCGGTGATGCTGAATCGGTCGCCGTCGGGCGGGGTCATGGTCAGCCGGCCGAGCGCGCTGGCGTCGAGCTTGTTCATCGAGTTGGCGTTGGCGACTCCGGTGCGGGCGCGATACTTATTTTTGAACAGCGGGCTGCTCACGCAAAGGTCGCGCACGAACTTGTAACCGGATTGCAGGTAATGCCCGGAGGAATGCCGGGCGAGGGTCATGCGGCTGAGTAAATTTCCGATGATGGTCTGACGATCCCGCGCGCTGCCCTTGCCGGTGGGCAGGATGGCGGATGGCAAGGCCCAACGGCTGCCGGTGAGGCGGTTGTATTTGGAACCTGGCCGCATCCGCGCCATGACGATCAAAACACCCAGCGGCGTGGCGTGCCGCCGCCATTGTCCGGGCGTGACTTTGAAATGTTTCGGATTCTTGGCCTTGGACGGACGGCCAGTGCCGGTGATGCCTTCCACGTCCACTTCGAGGTCGGCATCCATCCGCGTGGTGGCCACAAACGGCGTCAGGTTTTGCGCGTCCTGAAGGATCATGCCCATGCTGGTGACGCATTGTTCGGCGACGGTGCGGCGGCCGAACGAAACCAATTCAGGAATCACCTTGGTCAAGCCGGAGGTGTCCATGTCCATCGAGATTGGCTGGTTCATAAAATTTCATTCACAGGGCCGGCATCAATCCGGCACAGTCAAAATCGGGATTGACTCAAATGGGGCTATTCCAAGGTTTTAGTGTATATTCGAGAAAATACGGTGCGCATGGAAAGATTTGGCCGTTTCGAAACTGAATTGGGGAACGGACGATCAAAGAAAATATTTACGGGGTGGGGGGTCATGGCGCGGTGTCCTTCGTGTCGTGGTGGTTGCGGGCTGGGCCGCCAAGCCTTCGTGCTCGCATCTTCGACCGAGCCGACAATGAGCGTGAACGGCCGAATTTGACCCCAAAGGTGTCTTGGAACTTCACCGAAGCCTTGCTTAATGCCGCCTTGCTCAGTCCTAGCCGCTTCGCTAGGTCCGTCTGCGTTGCGTCGTTCAGTCCTGGTGCATCTGGCCTCAAGCCAGCGCCAATGACAGCGAACTTGGCCGCTGCTGCGGTCAGGTTGCCGTTGCCAAAGCAATACGGCAGGTTTTCGCGTATTGCTTCACCAGCCATTTGCCGCGCTTCTTCCGGCGCGGATTCCAGCACGCCGTCGAGGGCGGCGAAATCGAATTCCACCACTCCGACTCTATGGCCGTCCTCAGAAAAACCGACGAGATCGGGTTCAAATTCCGATTCGCGGTTATGCTCATTAAGGTCCACCGGCAATTCAATTTTCCCAGCCAGAACGCCAGCATTGGCCTTTCGGATTTTGGTCGCGCACTTGGCGCAGATCCCGCCATTGGCGGCTAATTCCGCAGCCGGCGCATGGTGCAGCTCGAATCCAGATAACAGATTCGCGTTTTCGAGACTGCGGCCACAAGCCGGCCAGCCGTCGGCGTTTTGAAAATCGGTGTTCATCATAATCTTGTCGGGTCAATTCGCCTTGGCCTTAAAATGCACCTCGTAACCTCCGGGCACGGGTTGAAGATTGGAAATGTGAAAACCGTTTCGCTCTGCCGTGTGGCGGAGAACTTGAAGCTGGTCAAATTTGCATTCAACGGGCTGCTTCCAATCAATCGGCGCGGTGCTGAATGGCAAGGTTGGGTGGGTGGTAGTTTTCATTCGATGGCTTTTCGCATGGCGGCAACCGCCGCTTTCAGTTCTTCCGGCGACATCCCTGGAATCTGTCCGGCTGGTGCTTCCGATTCTTGATCCCGTTCCGTCTCCAAAACTTGAGCGGAAGCGTTCTCCCGCTTTTGTTTGGGGGCTTTTGTTAAAGAAGCATTTGTTTTAGTGGTTCCTCCAGTGGTTCCGCTTGTGGTTCCTCCAGTGGTTTCCAATTGGGTCTCGATTGGTTGCTGATTGGTTCCTCCTTTAGTGGTTCCTTTTTTGCCCGTTTCGTCTGATTTCTCTTTTAGTGGTTCTCCATTGGTTCCTGATTGGTTCCCCGTTGGTTTTGAAAACATGTCGCCCGCCGTTCCCCTGCTCTCCCGTCCTCGTTCAAGGAAGCGGGCTTGCCAAAGCCGGTTGGAAAGCGTTTGATTTACCGCGCGTGAATCCGCTGGCATTGATAGGAAGTTTTTTTAAGTGGCTCGGCTGGCGGCAGAGCCGCGAGACTAGTCTTAAGACGGCGCAGTTGAATCTCTCGGAAGAACAACACCGTGCGGAAGTATTCGCGCTTGAGCAAAGCCTTCAAACAACGGAGTCGGATCGGGAACGTTTGAAGGCGCAATTGATTTCGGTAGAGAAAGAACGCGATGCTGCGATACGCGCACTGAATACGGAAAAGGATGAGAGGGAGAGGCTTCATAATCAGTTAAATTTAATCCAACAGCAGACATCGAAAGTTAGAGTTGACCGCGAAGCGGAGAAGATGTTGGTTCAGGTTGCAACCCGAAAAGATGGATGGGCGCAGGATGTTTTGTTCAAATACTGTTTTGGACATGAAATTCAAAAAGCTGAATTTTTGGTAGTGCCTTAATTTGAATTTGAATCCAGCCGGTTTTGATTTACTTTCTTTGCGGGGTAGGTTTGGGGTGTGAGGAATCGAACCTCATGCTGCCGTGGATGTATAGCCCAGCGCAACTCCAAGCCACCCCATTAAAATTATTTATCATCCGTCAACAACTCCAACTGCAGCACGCTTCCCTTTTTTGGAAACGCTTTGTCTAATAAATCGTGGAAATGCGTCCAATCTTTGCAAGCGCGCATCAATCCAATGACCGCATGAAGGTGTTGAGCGAGCGCTGGGTGTCCAATATCATCTGTGAGCCATTGGTGATGTTTCTGGGGACGGCGGCCTTTCTCATCGCGTGGATTTCGTCCCTGCAGCTCATTCAGAATGCCAGTCGCCAAGCGTTCATAAACAATATCGTTTGTGAGTCGGCCAATATAAAGCGGCCTTCTAACGGAGAGTTTATTCCAAGCCAATCCCCGCAAACGGAACATTTCCTTGTAAAATTCATCTGGAAATCGCTTCGCCCAAGCAGCAAATTCTTTCTGCAGAAACGCATCCAAAAGAGCCTGCAGCGCCTCTTTATTGCGAACTTCTTGGTATCCAGTCGCCTCATCAACTAGCGCAACAATGCCAACGTGAGCCAGTGCTCGAATTATGATTTTTGCTTTTTGCGCGATCTGCTTCTGTCTTTTCCCAAGTTTAATTTCCTCATCTGCATCCAGCCATATTTCACAGATTTTAGGTATTATTTCGGCTTTAATGCCGTGGGCAATGCTTCCCTTTTCTGTGCGATATTTAACAACGATAGACTGCAGGTCGCCTAAATGCTTTTCAACATAGGGCTTCAGTGTTTCAAAGGCTAAAAAATGCGGAACGTCTGCAGACTGGTCAGTTGGTTTGTTTTTCGCAACCCAACCGCTGTAATACATCCCCATTCCGGTCATAAAATCACTTTGCTTACTCAAGGTTGGAAAAAGACGACATCGGCACTACCGATGGCGTGGATTCAAAAGGCCGGAAAATAAAGGTTTATATTGTAAGCGAATATGGGCTTTACGACCTAATTTTGCAAAGCCGCAAGGCCGAGGCTAAAAAGTTCAAGCGATGGGTCACGCATGACGTAATCCCACAAATAAGAAAGACCGGATCATTTTCGCTTGGAAAAGCCTCACTGCCAGCGTTCGTGAGGCGATTTAATGCCAACTGGCATCGTGTGGACATGGGGTATTTTTCAATCATTAGCGAATTGTTTATACGAGTTTATGGGCGACTTGAGCAAATGGGTCACACATTGCCCGACAAAGGCTATCAGGGAAAAGAAATCAGGCCGGACGTAAGCGTGGGCTTGATATTCCCAAAATGGCTTAAAAAGAACCATCCGCTGAAACAGCATTTGTATAAATTTTACGACCACGAATTGCCAAACAAGATGATAATTCAAGCGCGCCAATACAGAAACGATGTGCTGTCCATTTTCATTGAATTTATTGAAACAGATTGGTTGCCAAACCACGCCCACAGATATTTCAAATCAAGAGACGCCGTGGCGTTGGATTATCTGCCGAAGCTGATTGCGGCCAAAAAACATTAGTAATTGAAAACCTGTGGCGAATAAATCCGATTATCTAGCGCGGTTGCAAGTGACCGTTCAGCAGTTGCATAACTGCGGGGCGGTTTGGCGTGAATCCGTGCCTGTCACGGAAATCTTTGGCGGCAAGACGCTCTGGCAAGGCGAGGTCGAGGTTTTTGATCTGACAGGACACCCGAAGGCCAAACGCGCTTATGGCTGGTCGCATCCTGAAAATGTGGATGGAACTGGCGAGCGATTCGTTACCGTTCTGGAAATACCGCCAGTGGATTCGCCGGCCATGGCTGTTAAAGTGGCAATCATGGCTGATTTGAAAAAGGGAAAACAATGAAGATTACAGGCAAAATTTTAACCGCGCTTGATTACGTTGCAACGACGATTGGTTTTTTGACTGCTTTAATGATTCTCGTAATTTCTGTTGTGGGCGCGTTTCAAGCAGTCTGCAAATATATTTCTCATCTGTGGTCAAACGGAAGCGACCGTTGGGTGTGTATTGCAGCTCTCATTTCAATTGGCTGGTGCGTCGCACGGTGGAAGAAGTTAAATTCAAATTAAGGCACTACCCAATGATTCGGGCGGCCGTATCGAATGCGCGGCGCTTCATTGTGTGTCCGTTAATCGCATCCATATCTGTTGGAGACAGGTCATCTGGCAGCGATTCGCAGTAGTCCCACACCGTTTCCGCATCGCGTTCATTGTTGGCGATAAATGTTTCACCAAGCACACCGGCCCAACCGATTACTGCATTACTGCGAATCATCAATGTTTATCGGCTGTTTAACGATTCATGCAAAGCGCCAATGTTTAGCTGTAAAGTCTGGCGTTCAGTTCGGCATTGACAAGCGCAAGCGGTTGCATCATGCTCTAGCAATGTCACGACGAGACGATGAGAAGACGAGACGGAAACACCCTGCGGCGGTTGCGCTGGGCAGGCTAGGCGGTGCGGCTGGTCGTGGGCAGGCTAAGGCTAGATCAACGGCACAAGCGCGCGCGGCTGGGCAGGCAGGGGCCGCCGTTCGCTGGGCTGACCACGTTGCCAAGCGCGACACAAAGCCAGCCTGAGCGCGCTGCTATTCACAATAGGATTTTAGCCTGGATTTTTCCGCTTTTCCGCTTTTCTCCAAATAAATCTTCCCCGTTTCGCTCAATGTTTTCAATGCCGAATTGAGATAGTAAAAATAAATGAAGATTTTTATTGCATAGCGCAAGCGGTTGCGGTATTTTGTCGGCATGAAGATTAACACGGCGAACATCAAAACGGGAATGCGTCTCATCTACAATGATGGACGCGCGGGCCACACAAGCGCCGAATGCCGCGTCATGGCGATGACGGCCGGATTTATTATTAACCCCCTAATTTTAACCACCACCATTTTAACCACTGAAATTTTATGAAAACCATTATATGCGCATCCCTAAACGGCCGGCCGGTTTATCTTCGGAAGGATAAAAAAGGCGTTTATCATTTGAGAATCAGCGGAATCAATCGCGGCCGTTTTGAAATGTTCGGCGATGCGATCCAAGCAATCGAAACACAGATTGAAAACATCATTGCCGAACTTGAAACCAGAATTGCCGCCGATTGCAAAATTGTGGACCGCGAGGCGGCATTTAATGAATGCTTGGACGCTGAAGGCGAAGTTAATGTTGCCGGATTAACTTTCATGCCGTCGCAAATTTGGCGCGAGATGGACCCTACCGCGCACCGTTGCGGCGTGAATGATTACGCTGACGGGCAGGATTGGGTTGAAGTGCGTGGGGAAACCTACCAGCAAGACGACGCGGAAGCCATTAAGACAGATTTGACCGATGATCTTGACAGCCAGAAAACCGACTTGGAGGGGGAACTGGACGCGGAAGAAAACCCAGACGAGGGGGAAACCGTCAACGCGGAAGAAGTCGCCCGGATGAAGGCTGAAATTGAAGCCATTGAAAGCCAGCTTGCCGAGCTTGAGAAACATTCGTTTTAACACCCCGTTTTTAACCATTAACACCACAAAATTATGACATCGAAAATCAAAATTGGCGTGCGCAAAGCGCCTGGAAGCGGCGATATTAACCCGAACTATTTTCCGACACACAATGGCCGGCGGATCACTCCATGCAGTTACCGTAAAGACCTTGCGTTAAAAATGGCTCAGGATGCGGCTGACAATGCTGAAAAGATGCTGGCGGAAACCGAGCCGGAGCGCGGGGGGAAATTGGCAGGACACACCCCGAAGCTGAAAATGCGGTTGCGTGCCGGCATTGTGACGGTGTTTGACCAGAACAAAGGCGGGGGGACTGTCTGCATGGCTGATGCTGCTGACATTGTTAAATGGCACGCCAGCGCGCCGGACCTGCTATCGGCTTTAGTTCGATTTGTGGATGCCGCAACAATGCCTTGGATGCAAAAACGCATGATTGGAGCATCCGCTGGTAATGACGTGCAGGTTGCTTTGATGTCAGCCCGCGCCGCCATCGCCAAAGCACGCGGAAACTAGCCCGGTTTTAACCAACTGAAATTTGACAACTATGAAAACCATACAATGCCGCAACATCCACGACGTTTCCGCGCCAAAGTCGGATGAATTAAACGGACGCTGGCACAAAGGCGAACGCCTGGAGCAATCGGAAACCGTCGCCTTTTATTTCAAGCGCGATTGGTGGGCCAGCGTGCCGGGACTGGAAAAAGTTATCGGTCCTTGCGAAGATAAACACGCCGCCTTGCGCGGAGTATTGGCGGCCGCATAACCGCCCCTGTTTTTAACCATCCAAACCCCATGAAACCAGATTCACGCATCACGCAGCACGCATCGCCCGTGCCCCGCGTCACCGAGGAGGAAGGCTACCGCTCCGCCCTCAAGAACATCATCCACAAGGCCAGCGGCGAGTCGCGGCACGACCTCACCCCGCAGACCACCGCCGCGCTGGAGGCCCGCGTCCTGGAGATCGCCAAGGTTGCGCCGGTCGTCATTGCCCGCGCCTGCCGCAAACTGCGCGACACCGCCCAGACCATCGAGCGCGATGCCGGCAACCGCCAGGACGCCACGCCAGAACAGTCTGCCGCCAAAGCCGCACGCCTGCGCGCACGGGCTGAACGGATTGAGAAACTTGTTGCCTCCGTGCAAGGAGGTGCGAAGTGAATAAGCCAGCAAAATCATTGACGTTTTTATTTTGTTCAACGTGCGGGAATACCAACCAATATAGGACGCTTCGTAGCCGTCATTTTTCAGGCGGGAAGTTGTGCGCTGGGCAATTAACCACAATAAAATATGCGCTTGTGCGCGAAGGAAAGGCTCAATCGTGAAAACCACCGACACCCTGCCATTTCCAACCAAGCACCTCGTCACCCTTGCCGAAATGCAGGCCATTGGCAAACACGGCTCGCGCTTGATCCAGCGGAAAATGGATGGCGAACTGGACAGGTTCGCGGTGGCCGGCGCGGGTATTCTCTGCGAATGGATGAAGCGTAAAAGCGGGGGATTTTATACGCCGGAAGATGATGCCATGTTCAAGAAATTTCCGAACGGCTGGCGCGCGGCGATCACCGTTGAGTCCGTCCACGGCGAGCCGGTGTTAAACCGCTCCACGCGCGAACGGTGGGGCATCTTGTGCAGCTACGTCCCGCACTTCCCGCCGGACATGATCCTGGTCGAGCAAGTCAGCGTCCCCCCGGTTTTAACCACGGAGGAAGGATTTTGCGCGCACGATTGGGACGCTCCGTTTGGCTCAATGCTCTGCGTGAAACAGGAACAGATTTACGATTGCACCGTGACCGCCATCGGGGGAACCCAAAGCGCCGAGGTCAGGGTCGAACAAACCGGCGCAACCTGCCGCGTGAAGCTGGGTGGCGGCAAGATTGACCAGTGCCGCGTTGGATCTAAAATCCGCGTGGGTGGAATGGGATTAACAGACGATGGTAAAATCAGGCAGCCAGTCGCTTGTAGGGCGTGGCTGGTCAAGTTCTAAATTCATTACGCCCAAACTAAATTCATTACAAAGCGCAATTTAACCTGAAAATTCATTATGACAAACCCGAACGGTCCGAGCGTGGAAGAAATAGACGATTGGCAGAGCGCGCAACTGGACGCGCTGATGGATGAACAGCAGGCAAAGGAATCAGCCGCCAAGCACAATGCAAAATGCGCCATCTGTAAAACGGAATGGGTGGATGTCCTGAACGGAGAGGACACCTGCGCGGACTGCCAATCAAAAATATAAATCGAATAATGAAACCACCCTGTTTTTAACCATCCAAAATATGCCAAACTCCATCGAACTCCCAAAATACGCCTATCCCTATTCGCATCCCGCCGCGCAAAAAGGCGACGTTGGCGCATCCTTTTACGAGGATGAAGGCGGCGGCACCATCTGCGTCAGCATCGAGCGGACGGAAGGCGGCCAGTTAAATCTCATCACCCTGCGCGGGGGGATTTGCGAATCGTGTTTCACCCGCAACGAACTAGCCAGAGTCCTGGAACTCGCGGGGATTTTGTTCAAGGCGGTATAGCCCCGTTTTTAACCACCCCGTTTTTAACCATCGCCAGCGGTGGCTCACCTCCAAAAGCAAAACCGCCGTCACCTTGCGATGACGGCGGGAAACGAAACCACGGACTCGGAAAAATTATCGGGTGGCCGGAATGCTCAAAACCTTCGGCGCTTTCAGGTTGATTTCCAGCAATTCGTTCGTGGAATCAAAGATGCCCGTGTTCCGCTGCACAAAAGCCAGCGTCGTCGCCCCGCGCACATCCAGCGCGGCGTTGGTGACAAACGTGCCGCTCACCGCCGTCTGGTTCGCATAGGTGAAATCGGCGTTGGTGCTGTAAGTCACGCCGTTGTCATACGACTTGTAGATCAGCAACGTGTTGTTGGTGGACCCGCTGAACGTCCAGGTCAGCCCGACATAATCGAATTCATTCACGGGCAATGCCAGGTTGGTGGAGGTGCCGGCCGCGCCGTAGGTATTGGTGGTGGTGCCGACCACGACCACGTTGGTCGAACCGGCGAGGACACGGGCCGTCGAGCCGCTGATGATCGGAATGACACCGAGCGCGGCGTGAGCATCGCGGCCAGTGGCGGCGAGCATGGCGAAGCCAAGGATGAGGGCCAGAAAAATGCGATTGAATTTCATAATGTTTTTCGTTTTGATTTTTTAACCGTAAAATTATTCCGTCACCACGGGTTCCGGTGCCGGTTTTTTCTCCGCCAGCAAGGCATCATAAGCCGCCAGCAATTCCTTCACGGCCGTATTTTCACGACCGAGCAATTCCAGTTTCGTGCGTTGCAGTCCGGCCCGGCGTTCCAGATAGACCGCCTGGGTGACATGCTCGTTCTCGTGCACGACCGGCAAACCCTGCTGGATCTTGAACACATGCGCCTTCAAGGCCAGCAAACGCGGCTGCTTGTCGTTCCATTCTTCCTCGCTCGTCACCGTCTCGGCGGAAAGCTCCTGCAACAGCTTCAGCGAATCGGCAAAATTATCCGGGAACTTCTCGGCGGCGGCCACCTCGGACACCTGCTCCGCCAGTTCTTCCGGTGCGGGCGCGGGCTTGCTCCGCTTTTCCGGCCGCTGACCCGCTGTTAATTTTGTCGCCATGATGCTTAAAATATATTTTCAGTAACCTACCGCTGCCCATTGTCCAGGCGGCAGGTTGCCGCTTACCCGTTGGTGCGGATACAAGCCGCGCCAACGCGGTTGGCGGACTGATATTTCAGCGACCATTTGGCCGCCGTCTGCAATTCCGCATCCGTCGCGCTCGAAGCGCCGAGGGAAGAATCATCAAACGCCGTGCCGTCCAGGCCGAACGAAATCCGGCGGCGATCCCAGATCAGGTCGTCGTTCAGGTCGCGGTCGAAGAAATAAGCCAGGCTGGCCAAGTCCGACTTGTCCGCCACCTGCGGTTTTTCACCGAAACCGATGCTGTTCTCGGCAAAGATGTAAGTGTCATACACGAACCCGTTGGTCGTGCCCGCCCGGCGCAAAGCCGTGCTGGTGAAGATCGGCACATCGCGATAGGTGCGGATGGTGAAAGGCAGTTCGCTCGGCATCACCGTGGTTTTGAAACCATTCACGTCCAGCTTTTTCAAGCGGGCCAAAACCGTCGGATGGATGAAGATCGCGCCCGTCTTGAGCGTGTCCTCCAATTCGCCGAGCAACGCGCAGGTATCAATGAACAAGTCGGGCGACATCAAAGCCGCGTCCGGGGCCGCGAGACCGGTTTCCGAGAAAACTTCGCCGGTCGTGCCGCCGTAGCGCACATCCGTCAGGGCACCCGCCGCGTTGATTGCGCCCGCCGAACCGAACAAGCCGCGCGCCATCGCGATGAGCGTGGTCTGATACTGCTTGAGGCAGCGTTGGCCCATCGTGCCGAACACATGATCCATGATGTCCGCGCCGGAAACATTCTTGGCCATCGCCGTCCACGCATTCTTGGTCACGCGGTTCAGGATGGGGAATTTGCAGACATCGCCGGGCGCACCATTGATGGTCGTCGGGGCGGTGTGCTCGATCTGGACCTCGTTGGCCTGGTCCGTGATGTCCTTAAGGAACGGCACGTTGGCCTTGGTGCCCTCGCCGCTGGCGAGTTCGGTCAAAAGGTTGGTGCGCGTGACCGCCTTGCTGTTGAACAGCGAGGGGAACGTGGCCTGCTTTTCAGCGATGCCCGGAATCCACACGTCCGGCGTCCAGAGAGTAGCGAGTTGTTGAATTGCCATATATTTATTGGTTCAGTGTTGGATGGGCTAAAAAATTTGGTTAAACCGATTTGCCGCCAGCCTTGGCGACCGCCGCCAGGCATTTTTCCGTCGCGGTCAATTTCTTCTGCTCCGAGCCGGGCGCAGCCGCCGCCGGCTTGGCGAACAGGTCCACGCCGATCTTGCTGGCCGCCGCGTGCAACGCGCCCTTGTAGGACGTGGCCAGTTCGGCATGGGAAAGTTTCAGGGCCGCCGCCAGTTGCGTTTCCGCCGTTGCTTCCTTGGCAAGCGGTTTGCCGTCCGCGCCCACGAGGTTCAAACAGCCGACCGCGAGGCAATCCTTGGCGAGTTCCGCCTTCTGATCGGCAAGCTGCTTGGTGAGGCGTTCGCCTGCTTCGGTCGTGGACTTGAGCAGGTTGGACGTTTCGAGATTCTTGGCCGTCAGCGTGGTGACGGAATCGTTGGCCACCGTCAACTGGCCGGAAAGTTCGATGATTTTCTGAGCATGGGCAGCGACGGTCGCATTGGCCGCGACCAACTTGCCTTCGAGGGTTTCAACTTGGCCGGCGAGTTCGCCATTGGCGGAAATCAGGGCGGCGGAATCTTCGGTCTTGTCGCCGGTCGCGGTCAGCTTGCCGAGCGCGGTGATTTTTTCAGCCAGCGGGGCGTCGGCCGCCACGGAAAGTTTGGCCGACACAATGAAAGGAGCGATGGCCGCTTCCGCCGCCGTCAGTTCGGCGTGATTCTTTTTGAAATTCAAAGGATTGCTTGCCATAAAATTTTAATTGGTTGCGGTCGCACCGCCCGTAATCGAAAATGTCCGACAGTCAACCGACTGGAATAAAAAAGGCGTCCAGTTAAGGACGCCTTGAAGATTTTTGGCTGAGATTATTCGATGAGGAACGCTTCCAATTCTGAAAGGCTGTTATAGACACCATCCACCAGACCCTTGGCCATTGCGTCAGTGCCGGAGAAGCATTGTCCCTGCATGTCCTCGTCCTTCACCGCGCCGCGTTGGGCGCGGACGTGTTCGTAAAAATTCTGTGCGAGTGTCATCACCCGGTTTTGCAGAAAGATTTCCTGCTGCGCCGTCAGGCTGGTGCCGGGCGTGCCCATGCCTTTGTATGTGCCGCTGCCGAAAGATTTGACCTTGATGCCCACCATGTCCGCCATTTTGCTCAAGTCCATGAAACTGGAACAAACGCCGATGCTGCCGATTTGAGAACTGGGTGTGCAAAAAATTCCGCCGGTGCAACTGGCCAGCCAATATCCGGCGCTGGCCATCGTGCCGCGCGTCCAGGCGTAAATCGGTTTTTCAACGGCCAGAATCCGGTTGCCACATTCCGGCGTGCCCATGACCATTCCGCCGGGCGTGTCGAACACAATCAAGATTGATTTCACATCGTCATCGGCCTCGGCTTCGTCCAGTTCCGCGCAAATATCGTCCACGTCCACGCAGCCGGCACCCTTTTCAAACTCGCCAAAGCCCTGGCCGAGCGGGCCGCCCACCGGCACATAGGCGATGCCGTTCTTCACCTCCATCTGCTCGATGTCAAGCTCGCTTCCGCTCTTGGCTTTGCCGGTGCGCTGATGTTTGTAATCCGCCGCGCTCAATACCGCGTGCTGATCAAGAATTTCGAGCAGGGTTTCGCGGTAGCCCGATGCGCAAAACAGCGGTTCGGTTTTCAGCGTGGAAATAATTTGTGCGAGTCTCATAAATTTGGTGCAGGATTACTCCGCTTTCTTGGCCGGTTCCGGTTTCGTTTTCCCCGGCGGTAAATTGGTTTTATCCGCTTCCGCCCCGGCCGCCGCTGCCGGTTGGGGCGTCTGGATGTTCGCGTTGGGCATCCAGAAAAAGCTGCTGGCCGATTGGTATTCCGGCGAGGTCAGGTCCACCTTTTCGCGCTTGGCGTATTCCAGCATCTTCTTCGTCTGGTCAATCAGCGTGTAAGATTCCTTCAGCCGGTCGCGGTCAATCCGTTTCTTGACGTAACCCCACCGGCTCGCGCCGATCCGCTGGCTCGTCAAGCCGAACCGCAGCATGTTCAGATACGCCGTCACATCATTGCCGGCGTCCACGGAGATTTCCTTGGGCGTCCCGAACGTCCACCGATACGGCATGTCCAGAACACCAGCCGGCGGCGCGGGGATTTTCTTATAGGTGATTCCGCAAGCGAGGGCGTATTTCAGAAACCAGAACATCCGTTCCTCGCCCGGCGATTGTTTCTCGCCGATGGACCCGTTCGCCAGTTCGCAATCCAGACGCGTGGCCGCGCGCCCGGTGCCGCCGCTGTCCAGGAACGCATACGGCCAGCCGTAATCGAACAGGCATTCCACCAGGTTGGAGTCCGCAAAATCCTGGACGTTGGTGTGCGGTTGGTCGTATTTCAAACCCTCCAATTCTTCCTCGCTGCCGATGTATTTGGTGCTTCCGTCGCCCAGCTTGGAAACGTAAATCTGCTGCTTGTTGCCATCGCTGTCGGTATGCTCAATCATCTGCATCCCATCGCCGAGCGCCTGCATCGCGTCCTGCCCTTCGGCCAGTTTGTGGATCACCGTCTGGCTGGCGGCGTTGGCGATGCCGGTCAAAAACAGATCGTCAATTTCTTCCTTCCGCAGCCACTTCAAAATCGCGCTGGCCATCTTCGGCAACGGCGCACCCATGCCGTGCCAGTCATATTCGCTCCAAAGGTGCGCGCCGTATTTGAAACCCAGCCGGTAATCCGCATAAGTTTCCTGCCAGCCGCCCTTGCCGTTGGACTTGATGCCCAGCACCCGCGCCGCAATCGGCTCATCCGTTTCGTCATGGATGATGCCGTTGTAGATGCGATAACCGTCAAACTCGCCGCCCTTGCAGACCGCATAACCCGACACCAGCCCGTTCGTGCCGAACGTGTCCGCCGTCACACTCATCCAACCGCCCATGCCGATATTGCCATTCCCGATGCGCGTGCCGGGGATGATGCTCATTTTCGGCATGTTGTCTGCGTCCCGCGAAAACACCGCCAGATCGCGCCCATGCCGGTCAACATCCATGCCGCTCACCTGAATGGCTTTCAAAAGTTGCTTGAACGTGTTGCCTAGCAATGCGTTGGGGAAAACCGAATGCACCAGCCAATCCTCCGCCGCTTCCTCCCAGATGCCTTCGTCCAGATAATCCCCGTAAAAAATGGGATGCCAGCTTTGCGCCGGGAACGCCCATGAGTTTTTCTGGCGGATGGCCCCGCTCAACGCCGGGATGCGCGCCGAGATTTGCGCGCAGATGGTGACTTTTTCCGCATGGTCATATTGCGAGATACTGCGCTTGATGTCGCGTTGCAACGGCCAGATGGTTTGATATTTGCCGGGATTATCGCGCGGCGACGGAAATAATTTCCGGCCGAACTGCGTGCCGCTGGTGTAAGGTGAACAGATGTCGCTCATGTGGATTTGGGCGCGGCGGTTTTGATTTCAACCTGCATGAACGGTTGCAAAGACTTGGCGGCGTGCGTGGCCGCCACATAAAGATTATCCAGCAGCGGATTAGACACCTTCACGCCCGGCTTGAGCGCGCCCATCTTCAGCGCAAAATCATGCGCCTTGTTGCTCTCGGCAACGACCGCGATCAACTCCGCCACCGTCGCTGGTTTGGGTGCTTTCATGGTCAGATTGGTCCGGTGTTGAATCCACCGCCGATGAAGCCGTTGCCGCGTCCGTGGACGGTCTTGACGCGCATGATTTTTTCCAGATAGGGGTTTGTCGCCTCCAGGCCGGAGCAGGTTTCATCGGCGTCATTGCCGTCAATCCCCTGGCCGCGCAGAAAGATTTCGTAGCGGGCATTGAGGTAAATATCCTGAAGCTGCTGCTGGCTGACCTCGCCGGTTTCCTTGAGGAATCCGGTGTTGGAATTTTTCAGCGACGTTATGGTGCCCGATGCCGACGCGCGGATCATCGCCAATTCCTTCACGCCAGAAACCAATTCGGCGGTCGTATGATACTTGAAAATGCGTTCGGGCATCGAAAAGGCGGCGAAGTCAAACTTTGACTTGCCGCCTTTTCAAATGGGCGATGCTAAATATCTTGAATCGGGTTTCCGCGAGATGGTCAAGTCCGACCTGCAAGGTGGAACCGTTTCCATCCGCAACGTCGCCTACGATTGCACCGTCGGCACCTTCAGCAAACAGGATATTTTGGTGAGCGGCGGCATTTCACCGCACATGATTGGCGATGTTCAAATCCTGCTATCCGATCTGCCGGTCGGATTGGAATTCACGCTCGGACTGGACGTGACCGTGCTGCCGAACACCGGCAAGGCCCGCGATTGCAAAATTCATTCCACCCAGAACGCCGGCAATCACATCAACCTCATCTTGCGCGATGTGAACGAAGGTGCCTAAGCGCCTTGGCATCTTTGCGACATTGCGTTAAAATCCGTGTCAATCTGCGGCATCTGCTTCCTCCACTTCCTGTTTCACAAACGTCAGCAGACCGACCTCCTCCATCCGCATCAATACCATGCGGAATCCATCGCGTCCATGATTTGGTCGCTGGCTGATCTGCCGCCACACCATTTTTCCCTTTTCCAAAACCTGCGTCTCGGAATTGAGTTGCGACCAGAATCCGAGCAATGATTTATCCGCGAGGTAAGCTGGCGGGATCTCCATTTTCGGAGAATCCTGCTGGTCTATGAACCGTTGCGCCAGCTTTTGCGAGCGGTCGGTGGACATCAACCGATACGGCACGCGCAACACCTCCCGCTGCCCCAGCTTGTTGGTCAAAACTACTTGCTCGTAAAAGACCGGGCTGAATCCGGCCCACACATATTTGTTGCCGCGCGTCTTGTGCTTGTAACCCTTGGACGGATCGCCCAGCACCAGACCGTAAAACACATCCTGTTTCGTTTTGTTGCCGGCGCGGTCACGCAGCCAGCCGCCCCGGACGCAATCCTCGGCCGCCCATTCAAAAATGATTTCAGGAACGTGCGCCCTATCGAACTTCACATTTTGCGGTTGCACCTTGAATTTTTTGAACAATTCACGGCAACGGTTTTTGACATGCGCCCGGCGTTCCAGCAAGGTCATGCCCATCGGCGATTCGACATGCTCCCACCAGAGCAGCCGCATGGCCGCCCCTTCGCCAATCGCCCAAATCTGAATCCAGACATTCGTGAGATTGTCCTGCACGTCCACACCCGCGATTCGCACCAGTTCGCCCGGCAATGGCTTGTCCGCGTCAAAAATGTGCATGGGCAAGGCGGCCGCACCGATGCCGATGATGCCGTCGCTCCACGCCGTCGCCCAACGGTTCTGGTAAAAATCCATCAACGGCTGCCGGTTTCCGCGCTCCTTGTCCGCCTTGCTCGCCGCGATATACGCCGCCATCGTCTGCGCAAACGGCAAGGTCACGCTTGCGGGGTCGGGATTCCAGAAACCCACCTCGTAATTCGGCGGCGTCAAACCGTTCATCTGCCAGTCCTGCTGGTAGGTCGCCATCATCGCGGCGCGGTTTTCCTTCGTGTCGGCGATATGATGGCCGCAGTGGTAACATTCGTAATAGGCTTCCTTCGCCGCCGCCTTCACGTCCGTTATCTCGCTGAACCGTTGCGGCACCGTCAAGCCGTAGTAGGTGCCGGGCTTGGGCGGCTCAACACCTTCGCGGATTATCGGCTGGAAATCTTCCGGTCGCGCCTTCGTGAAAGAAAATTCCTGCCGCCCATCGCAACACGGACACGCGAACGTCAGCGGCACGCGCTTGTTCAAACCCTTCCACAGTTTATCCTGGTCCTCATCCGCCTTGCCTGCCTGACCGATGATGATGACCTTCCGGTTCTCCACCTGCTTGGCACGGTCAATACCTTTCTGCATCAGCCCGTCCGAATAATGTAACCAGCCCTCGTCAATCACCACCACCTGCCAGGTCAGCGACGACGCATTGGATTCGTTCAAACCGCAGATGCGGATGATTTTTCCGTTCGTGAACTTGATGTCCGTTTTCGTCGCGTCATGCCGGTCAATACCCGTCGGGATGAACGGCTCGATGTCCGGGTTCGCCTTCAACGTCGGCATCAGCCGCTTGTCGCAATAATTCTGCGCCTTGTCGTCCGCGTCAAGAAACACGATCATCGTCTGGTAAGGCGAATGGACGATGAACCAATGCAGTGCCAGATCCCAGACCAGCGAGCCGAGCGTCTGCGTGGCCTTCAACACCATCACCATGCGGACATTATCATCGCGGATGGCCTGCATCGGCCCGACCAGTTGCCGGGCGGTATCAATCTCGAAATGGCGGCAACGCTTGATGCCCTGCGCGCGGCAATCACGGCAGACATTATCCTTGGGCACCTCGTAACTGCTTCCCAACTCAAACGTGCGGGCATAATCCCAAATCTGGCCGCGGAATCGCGGCTGGGCCAGCCGGCCAAAGAATTCCGCGTCAAGTTGGTATTCCAACGGGTCGCGTTCTGCATGGGTGGTGTGTGCGGTCATTTTTCCAAAATCCAATCGTCGCCATCAAGTTCCGGCTGCTGCCATCCTTCGATAAATCCATCCGGCTTGATTTTCAAAACGATGTAATCGCCGCAGCCGCGCTCGCCAACGGATAGGAACGAAGGAACGTAGTCGCCCTTGTATTTCACGCGCTTCCCGTCAACATCTTCCAGCCAGTATTCGCCGGCATCGCAGACCTTGTAATGGATGTCCGCTGAAATTGGTTTTGGAATGTTCGGCCAGTTCAAAACTTGGCCGGTGGCAAAATAAATCACCGGCTTCCACGAGTCGAACTGCCTGTGCGGAATCAATGAGCCATCAGAATCCTCGACTCCGTTGATCTTGGCATCTTCCCAATAGCGGACACCGGCGGAAATCCGTATCAAAAACGGCGCGAACTCTATTTCAGTTTTAATTTTCATAAAATGGATGCAACGTCACGTTGCCTTCAATTGTTCCTTTCTCTGCTGTTCAAAATGTTTCTGCGCTTCAACCTGCGTGCGTTTGAACTCGGCTTTCAGGTTGTCGTTCGCCGTCACAAACTCGCGTGCCAGTTCCGCGTCCAGCCGCAGGATGAATTCTTCCGTCGCCCCGCAACGCGCCGCCACCTCGCGAACGATTTTCCGCAACCCGTCGCGGTCCTCAATCGCCCGGTCATACGCGGCGCACGCCCTTGCGCCCATGCCGTTGACGTAACTCTTGACGATGGCGAACAGAATCCATTTGCCGGAAGTGGCGCGTTCCATCTCCGCCGATTCCATTTCCGCCACCTTCGCATCCGCCTCGGCCTTGCGCGTGTGCGGATCAATCTTGTTCAACGCCCCGGCTGAAATCTCACCCGTGCCGCCCGGCAACGAAACATCGCACCAGGCATCCACCTCGGACTGTTTGCGCCGGCCGGCCGCATCGGCCATAGGAAATCTTTTATTGCCCACCGGGGGGCGCATCTTGCCGTTCGTCCATTTCGTGATGAAATCCTTGTTGCAGGCGTAACCGCGCGTTTTCTTGATGTATTCCGCGCACGCCACGCCGCTGCCGAGTTCGCCGGTTTCCTGGATCTCGGTCTGGATGATGCCGTGTTTTTGCAGCTCCTTGATTTCATCACCGCGCAACCGCTGGATTTTACCCTCGGCGTTGATCGGGTTTTTCCAGATGAAATAAAGGTCGCGCAACCGCTTTTCCGTCACATCGCCATGCGAGCGTCCGATCTCCACAAACCGCGCCTCCACCCGTTGCGCCTCGCGTTCGTCGGGCAACGCGGGCGGCGTTTCAGTCGTCAAGGATTCCTTGACCGCTGGCGCAACTGGCGTTTTTGGTTTGGCTGGCTTGCGTGGCATTATTTTGCGACTACCGATAAATATTATTTGACATGGCGCGCCCAACCATTAAAAGCGCGCAATAAACCACCGCGCAAACTATGGTGAATATTGCTATTCCGTCGAAACCTCTAACCTTGAGTTGATGCCACGTTTCGAGCATAAGAAACCAAATCAAGTAAAGTGCAACAACCACAAAGGCTGCGGTGGCGTAGAGTGGGAAAAGAGTCCATGTTAAGAATGATTTCATCAACTCTCTCGCCCTCGTCTCTGCGGAGGGTTGGGGTTGTGGGGTGGGGGTCATAGCTTGTTAAGTTTCAATGCAAAGTCGAGAACATCCAACTTTAACATTTGCCTTTTATTGTTTTCTTCAACCAGTGAAAGCTGTAAATACTTTGCAAGTTCAAGCAGGTTTCGTTGTGACAGCTTCATGTTCTCTGCTAAATCATTTGCCAGTGATTCGTAAATTTCTTGCTTGGCAAGTTGTAGGTTTCCGTTCTTCTTCCACTTACTAAACTGTTCCTTTGTCATATCACTTAATCTCCTTTAGTTCGTCGAGGGAGGAGAGGATGGATTTCTCGATTTCGTTTGCTATAATTGGGATGTGATTGCTATCGCTTGCCAAGTTTATTGCTGCTTTTCTAGCCTTCCCCGCCGCCCACTTCGCACCTTCGATGCGGCCTTGTTGGAGGATTTGTTTAACGATGTTAGCTGTCACAATGGCTTCGTCGCCTATCGCGCCAAGTTCTATTGCCCATTCTTCCGCTGTTTTCATGTTTCCTTTAGTGGGTGGTTAAACTATTGTGCTTTGGCATCCGCATTTTTCACACTCAAAATTAATTCCGATTCGTGGTATTCCTTTTGGCAATCGTCCGTAGTCCATGTGGTGGCAGTTGGCACAGAATAGAGTAACTTGATAGGACGCTGTGTATTTATCCAATTTTTCATGGCTTACAGGATAACGAATTAAGTCTTTATGGTCTTTCATCCCTTCCCCTTTCTCTTTGGTGTGGTGGGTGCAGGATGCTTCCCATAGCCTCCGCCGCATACTGGACATACCCAGCCGTCGCTATATGACGTGAAAAATCCATTGCTGGTTTGAAGTGAGCGACCCTCTGGAAGCCATTCCAAATTTGCGTTATCGCAACCCCATTTTACACATTTAGGTGTCATACTACCTTCCCCTTCTCTTTGGTGTGGTGGGTGGGCGGTTCATAAAACGAGAAATGATTTGATATGGTTTATTTCTTCTTTACAGGCTTCGAATTCAGAGCGAAGCCCATTAACTTCGGCGCGAAGTTCCCTATTGGCACGTTCCAAACTATCCACATTGCCAGCGAGCGTAGTAAGTTCATGTTTATCAGCTTTGTTTTGTTCTAGTCGGTGAATATCCTGACCAATTCCTGTGAAAATAGATGCGTTCATACTCCTCTCTCCTTCCTATGTGGCAGGTTGTTGGCGAGTTCTATTGCAGCAGGAATTATAATAGTTCTGCACGATTGTCTATGTCCTTCGTCCTCATAGCAGTCACAGTTCCAATCTGCCTTACGAAGCTGCTTCACCAACTCATCCACCGCGTTCCGAAGTTGGGTGAGTTCGGCAGTTAAATCTTTGGGCGATTTTATGGCGTGGATGGTAGGACTTTTTAGAAAGCGATTTAACTTGCAGTCTGGTTTGTGCCCGCGCCTTTCCTCTCGGCCATTCCAGAAGTCCGCGTTTCCACTATCGGGCTTCCAGTTGTAGCAGCAAGGGCAGGCTGGCACGGTCATGGTTTCGGTGTTTACGCACCCGCTCCATTCTATTTCTTTGAGTAGATTTTGAGTATCAGATGCCAAGCCAGCCGAACACGGCAACTCATCCAAAGAAATTTGTTTTTGGCATTTCGGACACGGCTCACTAGCCAGATTACTTATTCCGCAGTTTGGGCAGGTTATTATTTCGTCGTTCATAACTGAATCTTGTCGTTGAACTGAAATAGATGCTTCTGCGCGTTCGAGTTCGAGCATTTCTATACGACACAACATCCGGCAAATTCTACAATGTCCATCCGGCACAATGGATTGGGCTATGTCCGGTTCATGTGAATGTCTTGATGATTCCAAATTTTCAACACGCTCATAAAAAGCATCTTCTGCTGGATTACCGGTGACAGGTGGTTGATTTGTGTTCATGGTTTTATGTCTAGGAAGAATTTAGCAATAATAATTGGAGCGCAAATTATGGATGCGACAAGGTATGCTACGACCACAATTCCGATGATTAAGATTCCTTCAAGTGTTTTCATAGGTATTTATTTTCAGTATCGCCTTGGTTAAGTTGTTTTCTCGCCTCATCCCTCTCCCGTTGGGCTTGGAGGAGTTCGAGTTCTAGGGTGCGGGCGTGTTCAACTATGTCAGAATAAATAGTAGGAAGTCTTTTATGGTCATAGACTATTGCATCCGTCCTCGGCGTCTGGGTGGGTGGTGTGGGGTTAGCAGGACAAGTTGGGTAGTGCTTGCCATCGTCAAAAGGCAACATTCCTAGTCCGCAGTTACATTTCGGCTTGTCATTCATAATTTCAAAAGTTTATCATATTCTCCATCTTCAAAGTATTGACGCCAATAGTTCTTGGCGGTGCGTTCGACTAATTCCTTATTTGCCCCTGACGTTGACCAGAAGCTAAGCTTGCACCTGACATTGTGCCATTCATCATCGAATGTTCGTCTGACACACTTCTCAAATAGCTTGTCCAAGTCTGGCTCTCCCATCTCTCCCCAGAAACGGTTTATTCCGAGGTCTTTGATTGAGGAGTTCATATCCCCAACTCCGCCCGGAAACTTTCCACCTCGTCAAAGTAGGGTTTCAACTGGCCTGCCAGCACGTCAATCGCGCCGGGCGTCCATTGGTTATCCACAAAGTATTTCTCCGTGAAACTGGCCCGCACGGATTTGAACGTCGCCACGTCGCACACCTTGTTCAACTGCACGCGCGGATCAACCGGCGCGACGGCGTGCTGCACCGCCCGCACCGATTCCAGTTTGAAATCCGCGTCCCCCGTCGCCAGCAGGAGCGGCTGCTTGTATTTCAGCGCCGTCAACAATTCATCAATCGGGTCGCAGTTCTCATGCGCCACGCGGATGGCCCACTCGCAAAGCTCGAACGACACCGACTGCCCGCGAGCATCCGTCAGTTCGTGCTTCATCTGCTCAAAGAAATCCCTGGAGAACTTCCCGCCCGGCAACGATTGCGCTTCTTCCGTGAGCACAATGCCGATGCGGCGCACTTCCTCGGCGCGGTCAATGATGGATTGGAGCGATGGCTTGATTTTTTCCACCAGGCTGCCTGCGATCTCGCGGAACTCGGCCATGCGCGAATCGTGCGCCGCCTTTTCCTGTGGATGCGCCGCGAGAAATTGCGCGCGAGGGTTGTCAATGATGGTGATGTCGTTTGGTTTCATAGTGGTTGTTTTTGGTTAAGCTGCCAACTGCCCCTTGCGCACCTTGGATTGCTTGTCCCGCGTTTCCTCGTTGCGCTGATCCCGCCTTGGGGGAAGTTGAAAATGTTTCTGCGCATCCAAAACGGCGTTATTAACCGCCGCCTTCGTCAGCGCCTTTTCCGTCCGGCGCACCTTGCCCTTGACATAATTCAGCTTCAACACCTTCACCGTGGCGGCGAATTCCTGCGTGTTCAGGTTGCCGTTCATAAAGTCGAATTGTTCCTGGTCGAAGGCGTGCAGCACGGCGTAACGGCGCACGCGCATGGTGGACAGCACATCGAATTCATCCTTGCCCGGACGGTCGGGTGGTCGCGTGTAATCCAGCACCTTGAGCAAGATGGCCGTCAGTTCCTTGTATTTGCCGTCCGCGTTCTGGACTTCCGCATGGTGACGGCCATTGACCGCCGGCAACGCGCCACGCTCGGCCAGGAACAGCAGGATTTCCGGCGCGGTCACATCGCTCACCACGTCGCCCCGGAACTGTTCGGCCAGATCCAGCGCGAGGCTGCTTTGAGGGCCGGATTCATCATCCAACGGCTCGGCATCGCGGGCGCGGCGTTCCAACTCGTTCGATGATGGCCGGCTGGCCACGCCGCTGATTTCGATATGTTCGTCGCTCATGGTTTTTTGGGTTGTAAAAAGTAATTCACATTCCGCGTCCAGTTGATTTGATCGAATGGGCAATATCTCGCCGCCATGAACGGAATAAAATCGTTCGTGCATCCGCTCGCCAGCCAGCGCGTGTAATTGTTGCGGATGCTGTTCTCGCAAATCCGTCGCGCTTCCGCTTCCGTGCGATACGGCACGCTCTTGATGCCGTAGAGATAAGCCGCCGCATAACCGCCCTCGCTCTTGAAGATGGCGACGGCAATCCGGTTGACCTTCGTTGCGTCCATTGTCTCACCCGCCTGACACGGCACACATCCCCGCAGCAAAGCCAGCGCGAGGAAAACGGTTGAGAGCTTCGAGTTGATGGGTGAAGGTTTCATTTCGTAAAAACTTTTTGCGCGAACAAAGCGATGGCGAGTTCTAGGGTAGGACTCCAATCTGCATCTGAAATTGGTTGCGATAGGCAAAACTCTCCCGATTCATAATAGATTGTTATCTGACCAACTTTCTCAACACACTTCTCCAAAACCTCCATCGCGCCAAACGAATTGTCGGTTCTTCTGGTGAATTTTTGCTCGCACCAATATCCACCGTCGCCTTTCATGCCGCCAAGAAAATGCGAATTTTCAATACGGAACGAGCCGCAATCTGATTGGATTTCCAGTTGTTTTTTGATAACGGATTCCATTTCTTCGACAGTCAATTTCTTGACTCCGAAAATCTCAATGTCAATCCAAGCATCTAACTCGCGTTGTTCGGTGGTTGTCATAATTCGTTCGTGTTAATTCGTGTCACAGTATTTTCTTCCCCCCAAGGCGTTTCCCGGCCAAATTTCCAACAAGCGCAAATCCCGTCGCCGATGTAAAAGATTTTGCAAGCGTGAGTCTGGATTTCCAAATCCCCCCCCCCCCGATAGGATTTGGTTTAATTTCGTGCGCGCTCATAATTCGTGTAAAACTGTTTGCTTTGTATCACCCTCCAGAAATCCCGTCCACGATTCCGGTTGTAACCCAAACCCGAACCGCAACTGCCCTTCCGTCAGCACTGGCCGGCCGTGGATGAATCGGAATTGATGCGCCTCGATCCATTCGCGCGCGTCGGCCACCGTGGCGGTCAGCATCGGCACCTGGCTTTCAGGAAAAATCCGGCGCACCATCGGAAAGCCCATCGCGTGCATTTGAAAAACGTAATGGTCCGACACGCCCAGTTCCCATGCGAGTTCCTTGATGGTTAGTGGCTCGGTTTTTTCAATGTGCAAAGTGGCCATGATATTTAATCGTTGTGCGGAACGTCGGCGTCGGAGATTTTTGCGGCAGATTCAAAGCGCGTGAACGATTTCATAAACGTCAAATCCACCTTGCCCGTTTCTCCATCGCGGCATTTTTCAACGATGAGTTTTATCGGTTGAATCTTTGGTTGCCACTCGCCTTCGTTTTCCAGTTTCCAAATCGTGTCGGCGTCCTGGCCGATTGCCCGCGACTCGCGCAGTTTTCCGTCGTCGGTTAATTGCGATAAGCCAAGCACGGGAATTTCCAATTCCAAGGCCATTGCCTTCAATCCTTTTGAGATGGAAGAAATCTGCTGCTCGCGGTTGTCGCCCGTTCCGGTTAGCAGTTGGATGTAATCCACGACCGCGATCTGAATGTTATGTTTCTGCTTGAGCCGGCGGGCGGTTGCCACCAACTGCCCGATGCTCATGCCTTGCGCCTGTTCGATGTAAAGCGGTGACTTCGACATTTTGCCAGCCTCAACGACGAGGCGTTGCAGCGCGCCAGTATCGTCGCCAAGGTGATGATAGTTTGCCCGCGAGTTGGAACACAGCGAGCGCACCACCAATTGCACCGGGCGCATTTCTGCGGAGAAGATTGCGGCCGGGATTCCATCGGTCGCGCAATTGACGGCCAGATTGACGGCCAATGCGGTTTTGCCAGTTGAGGGAAATCCGGCGATGACGATGGATTCGCCCTTGTGCATTCCGTCACTGATTTTGTCCAAGTCCGAAAGCCCGGTTGAAAGCCCGCCAATCTTTCCAGGGTTTTGGAATTTGTATTCGATTTTTTCTATCGCCTGACTGACGAGATGCTTGATGTCGGATTCGTTCCGTTGTGACGGCCTGATTTTAAGGATGGACGTTTCGATGATGTCCAGCAGGGCGGTTGTCTCTCCTGTAAATTCGTAGGCTGACAAAACGTGATTGGTGCAGGCTGATATGATTTTCCTCCGCGTGTGCTTTTCGGAAACTTCCTTAATCCAAGTTTCAATGTTCGCCGTGCTGATGCAGGCGTCTTGGCAGGTTTGAAGATAAGCCGAGCCGCCAGTCTGGTCGCCAAGCCCCTTGTCTTTGAGCTTTTGATAAACCGTGATTACGTTCACATCGCTCAACTCCATCGCGCAGATCACGGCGTAAATCTCGCGGTTAGCCAAATCATAAAACGATTCGCCGGTCAATGCCGCTTGGATTTGTGGCAGGCAATCCAAAGGCGAGATGAGACAGCAACCGATCAATGCCTGTTCGGATTCGGCGGCGTAGGGCGGAAGGCGGTCTGTTTTTGAGGCATTGCTCATAGCGGGCCTCCTTTATGAGATTGAGATTTGCCCGAAATTGATTTGGCCTTCATCGGCCTGCCATCCTGTTCCCACCATCCCTTGATCCTTCTGGCATAAGCCCGCCAGTCGGTTTTATTTTTCCAGTGGTCGGCATTGGCCGCCTCGAATTTGTCTTTAACGAACCATTCAGCCGGCAGCAGGCAGGCTTGGGTTTGGCAGTAGCCCCAGAATTCTTTCCACGATGGCGTTTCCGATTCTGGAAAATGGGGAGCGCCTTCTCTTCCTTCTTTCTCTTCCTTCTTTCCTTCTTTCAGAGGACTAGACGGTGATTGGACGGTGATTGGACGGTGATTAGGCGGCGGATTGTTGATTTCATTGGTGTTTTGATGCTTAATTAGCCATCCAACCTTGTCTGAAGCTAAAAAATCAAGAGCGCGGTCTATCTCGGCCACTGGGCGGCGAAATTTCAATGACAGGTCATCCGATCCCCATGCGATCCCCGCCTGCTCACCGTCAATGGTGAGCCAACCGTTACGCTTCTTTTGCTGTGAGCAGGCACCGACTAAACAATGCCAGATTCCGTAAATCGCCGCGCCATCTGGCTCGGCCATGATGCGGCAGAATCCCATTCCATGCTGCTTGTTTGGGACGCAGACAAACGAGCATTGCGCCCGCGTCTTGCTGCGATCATTCTCAAAATGAGAAACCCAATCTTTGATTTGATATTTCATGTTCGCTATTATCTTGAAAAATACCCACCCCACGCTGCGAACATGACCATGCCTGACGGCAAGGAAAGTGCCGGATCATCCGGCGCGGAGATGGGTAAAAGTTTAACCGATTCATGTTCGCATGAATGGCGCAAAGTCAATTTGTTCAGTCCAATTCTCATCCCTTCATCCCCAAATCTTTTTGCGCCAGCCGCATGGTTTCGTTGAAGGCCGGTTCGTTCGCCAGCAGGTCGTTCATTCGTTTGATGGCGTGGATCACCAGTTTCCGGTCGCGCCTGAAAATCCGGGCGATGCGAAGGTTGTCCAATGCCATACCGCGCGCCACAAGCCACATGGCTGCGTGACGGGCATCCACGACGTGTTGCTCCTTCGTCCGGTCCAGAACTCGATGGGACGGCACGCCAAACCGCTTCTCGACCACTTTCAGGATGAGCTTGACCTTCTGCTGCTGATCCGCCGTGAGCGAGGCTGGCGGCGACGGGATAAGCTGTTGCAAGACCAGTTCGATCTTCATTATCAATTGCCGGGCTTCTTGAGCTAGATTGGAGACGGCGAGTTGTTGGTTGGTTAGGTTCATGCTAAACGACCTCCCACAGTGTTATCTTCGCGCCATTCCGTTCCGGCCGGCTTGACTTCACGCGGCCCACTTCCTTGATTTTTCCGGTGCAACGTAGTTTTGCGACCAGGCAGCCGAACCAGTTTTCATGCGGCGGGGCGACGACGTATTTGCGGATGGTTTCGGCGGTGATCTGGTTGCCACGGGCGAGCAGCGTGCGGCTTAACAAATCCGCCGCGCCATCAATCCAGTCGCGCTTCAAATCGGCAAGTTCCAATTGATGAGTCATATAGTTTCGTTCCAGAGACGCCAGCCCTGTCGTTTGGCCAAGTCCACCAGCGCCTCGTCATCGGTGTTGCCGTAGCCTTCGCCGGTCGGGCACTTGGCAACGCGCGTATAACCGTGCCGGAAATCATCGGAGTGGGTCGGCTTGAATATGTTTTCACCGACGGAAATCAGATGTTCATCCATCCATTTCAGCCTCGGCGACTTGGTTTCTTGAATTTCAAAGAGTTCGTTCATGGCAAAATCCTTTTAAATTCAATCACCCAAACCCACGGATTTTTTGCCCAAGAGCCTTTTCCGTTGATGGATTCCCAAAGTGTTTTGTATCTTGCCAATGGAGAACCGTCGGGCTTGCTAACATCATAGGTGACTCCCTCGGCCAGCGCGTCCCGATGGCTTATGTCCTGCAACCGCTCCGCGCGCACCGAGGCGATTTCTAAAGTGATTCGCGAGTAGATGCGCTTGCAAAATATAGACGGCTTCCATCCGCCATACATCGCGCCAATGCCAGCGGCCTCGACCGAATCGAAATCAGCCCGGTAAATTGTGCCGCTGGCTTTTGGTAGGTGAGTTTCCTTCACCCAAAGCCGGTCGCCAACTTGACCGTAAGGACACGAAATCTGCTGGGCACCATCACGCGAAGAAATGTTGCAAGCCGTTCCGATGCCTTCTTTGTAGTAAATCAAGTGTCCTTCAAACCAAGCCGGACACTTCACCGACCGCCGTGTCTGAGCCTTGCGACCTTCGAGAATCGCTCGCACCATTTCACCGCTGAACAAGATTGGTTTTTCGTTGCTCATTTCGCCCCTTTCGATTTGCGTTTTTTCTTATGGCAACACCCATCACAGCCATGCGTTGAATCCTTCTGCGCCCGCAAACAATCCGGGTCGGGATGGCCAACACCGTGCTTGCAGATCCGCTCCGTGATGCCACGGTCAAAGCGGTAATTCAGCGGCCACTTCCGCATGTGATGAGCGGATGGATTGTGAACCGGACACGGTTTACCCAGGCAAGCAGCCGCGCCATGCGTGAACATCCGATTCCAATACTCGCGCTCGTGTTTCAGGAGTTTCATTTTACAGCCTCCAAAAATCCGGCAAACGAATCCACCAGCGCATAGTTCCGCTTCAGGTGATCCAGCATGATGCCAACCGCCCGTTGCGCGTTGGTCGGCTTGCCCTTCGCGCGCTTGCACTCGATGAAGAACACGTCCGCAAACGTGGCGATCACAAAATCCGGCGTGCCAATCGCCGCCGTCTGGCGCTTGTCCATCCGGCTGTGAATGAAATACCAGCCATGCGCCTTGCAATGCTCGATGATGGCGGCGTGCAGGTCGGCTTCGCGCTCGGCTGATGGCGAAGCTGTATGCTTGGGCGCAACCCGCGCCTGCATTGCCAAATAATCTGTTCGTGAGATGCCCATGATTCAACGCACTACCGAAATTCCAGATTCATTTGAAGTCACGGTGACGGTCACGCTTCCGCGAATGCCGTCTTTGGTTTTCAGATGCCACTCGCCATCTCCGTTATTGATTGTGATGACATAGCCAGACCAAACGCCTTCGTAAATACCCATTGGCAAGATGACTGGCTTGACGTATTCAACTTTTACAATTTCGGTATTCATAAATTTCGTGTTCGTTTCCGTGGTTGAATCAGAAGGGCACGTCGTCGCTTTCGTTAGGCGTCAACGGTTTTGCGCCCGGCTCGGCTGTCTGTCGCGCTTCACTTGCTCCGCCCTCGCTCTTGCCGCCCAGGAACTGCACCGTCTCGGCCACTACGCCCAGCTTGCTGCGCTTCTGGCCTGATTGCTTGTCGTCCCATTGATCTAGTTTCAACCGGCCTTCAATCAGCACGGGACGGCCTTTCTTTAGATATTGGCCGCAGTTCTCGGCGGTGCGGCCAAACACGTCCACGTCCACGAACGTCACTTCTTCCTTCTTCTCGCCGCCTTCGTTTGTCCAGACACGATTGACCGCCAAGCCAAGTTTGGCGACCGCAGTGCCTTTTGGCGTGAAGCGCAATTCAGGATCGCGCGTGAGATTTCCGAGTAGGATTACCTTGTTGAATGATGACATGATTTTATTTGTTTATGTTTGCTTCAATACCCCGTGGTCCGTGCTTCCTGTTGCGCGTGCCGCGTGATGGCCGCGAGCGAGTTGCGATTCGCCGCCCATCCGGCCGCCCCAGGAACAAATCACGTCCTCGTAAGTCTGCTCCTGTGGTGCTGCCGGCTTGATAAGCGATTCCAGAGCGGCGTTTGCTTCGGACAGGTCGGCAAAGAATTCCTCCCGCTCTCCCGGCCCGCGCAGTCGCTTGAACGCGGTGGAACTGTTCGCGCGCTTCCGCTGGAAACGGTTCAACTCATTCCGGCGTTCGCACTCAAGTTCATGGTTCAACTTATAGTTGGCCAAGACGTGCGGCGGTGGTTCGGGAATGGTGGACATTGGATTATTTCTTCCCGAATTTCTTGATGATGGCAGCCAGAGTTTTTGGCTGATTGCCCAATGATTCCCAAACCTGCGGTGGCACGGCTTCAAAGTCCGGCCATGACGAGGTGACGCCTTCGGTGGCAATGTTGCGCGCGTTCAGTTCGGCAACGAACATATCCAGAGGAACGACGGCATCGTTCACCATCCGGCAGGCCAGTTGCGCTGGCGTTTCGTCGGCGCTGGCTGGCTTGGCGGGATTCAGGTCAGGGTTGGATTCGTCTGCTGCTGCAATTTCTTTCGGCGCTTCGGAGTCCTCGATCTGCACGAGCGGCGGCAGTTCAATCGTTGCTTCCTTCACTTCCTGCACCTCGATGGCCTCCTTAAACTCAGCGTCCAAAGGCCACAGCTTTGAAGCACGATGAACAACGGTCTTTTTCGCCATCTCATTGAAGTCTGTTTGCCACGGCCCCTTGTCCGGCGATTTGCTGCGCTTGCGGATGCCGTCAATTTCCATCTTCGTCATAATCACGCCGGAGAACTTGCCGCCATGTTTCCAGATGCAATAGGCCGCGAACATTTCACCACGGTTCGGCGTGCGGAAATCAATCTCGTGGTCGAACTGCAAACCTTCCGGCGTCATCTTCCAGGTGAACTTGTCGTTGAAACAAACCACGTCGGCAGCGATGTTCTCCACGCCATTTTCCGTGGCGCGGGCAACCTTGCCCTTCCAGTCAATAATCGCCTGGCAGTCATAGGCATTCGCCTTGGTGTTGAAATACGGAATCAAATGCGCGCTGCGTCCGTCCGGCAACAGGCCGAACTGCGAAAGCAGCATGATGGATTGCAGCAACGACTCGATCCGGCACTCGGCCAGTTTGGGCGTTTTCAGGATGGCGGTGCAGACCACGCGCGCCATCACGTCGGCGGTCAGGTGGCGAGGTAGCACCATCGCAATTTGTTTTTTGACGACCTCGCTTTGGATATAGGAGCGGATGTCACTTTTCTTGGCGGGTGCTTTTTCGATTGCAGTTGTTGTCATGTTTTTATTGATGTTGGTTCGGTTAAATTTTTTGCTGCCGATCATCGGCTCACTTTTTTCCGTCCATGGTTCGTTTCCTTGCGCGCCCGGTCATGCGCGGATTTCGTCAGCGAACAATTCCAGCACACGCCCGCCACGAAATAATGCTTGCGGCACGGCGGACGTTTTAGGGCGAGTGGATCGTTCATGGCCGCTTCATTTTTATCGTGCCGCCGTCGTCATACATACACAGATCGCCAGCCAAGACTGATTCGAGAATCAGGGCGGTGCAGCGCATTGATTCGGCTTCTTTTATGACGGTCGCGATTTGCTCTTTTGTTTGAGGCTTGCCAGATACCGCCATGAGTATCACTTGCTTGTATTCCTCATCCGTCAACAGTTGTGGTTTTTCTTGCATAGATTTTATTTCAGTTCACGCCAGCAGCAGGCGAGCTTGTAGGTCTTGGAGATTGGCGGTCATGCGGTCAGTAAATTGCGCTGCGCCAGTTCACGATCTTCGCGGCGGTTGCGGATGGCCTGTCGGCGTTCCGATTTGCCGCGCCAAGGACGCGGCGGAGAAACCCGAAGCAACTGGCCCGTGGTTTGATATTCATACATTGTCCCGCCGGATTTCAGGATTGCGCCGGGTGGACAAGCCGGAATCCATTTCGTAATTCCTTTCGCTCCTGTCGGGCGCATCGGGATTACATAGCGCGGATGTGGTTTGATTTTTGCCAGTTCTAATGTTTTTCCATGTGCCATAATTTTATTTCGTAGGGTCTTTGCTTGTTAAATGCCAGTGGTTGCAGAACTCACACAGATACGTCCACAAGGCTTCCGGCCTTGACCATTTCCGGCTGCTGAACGATTCGTTGCTGGCCGTGATGCGTTTGCCGGCGGCGATGGCGGCGTGTTCGTGCGTGTCATATTTGGTTTTGCCCGACCTGCGGCATGGCTTTTTCATGGGCTACGGCCTGTTCAATTCCGCGTTCAAAAGATTCGCGGCGTTGTCCCAGGCGAGCGCCGCGCCCATGTGTCCGGTGCGGTTGATTACATCCGTGCTGGCGTGTCCCGATTCCCGCAACAAGGCGGAACGCTGTTTGAATCGCTCCACATGGCCGCGCAGCGTGGCCTTGAACACATTCACCGCGCACGGCCCGCGAAGCCGATATGAAACCGCCAGACCAACCAGCTCGTCCGGTCGCGGCGGCACGCCATCCATCATCCCGCGCACGATTTCATCAATGGCGCGCGGCTGTTTTACTTGTGATTTTTTAGGCATATTCTTGGTTAAAATTTTGCCGGAGATTTAGCTGTTACCTTCAATGCGTGATTGGTCAGGCCAGCGCACGAGTTCAATTTTTCGGTCATATAGTTCGTCATCTCCGGCAATGGTTTACTTCTTCATAAAATTTCAAATCACGATGTAGATAGCCACCGCCAGCAACGCCAGCAGTCCGATTCCAATGGTTTCAATGATGGTTGTTTTCATGCTTATTTGGATTTGCGGGTGTCCTCAACAATTTTTGCAGCAGGCCATATTTTTTTAATTACCAGATCCCAAATTTCTTGAATCTTTATAACCGTGCCGCCGCGGATGTAATTCACCGTGCCGCCGCTGATGTCATTCACCGTGCCGCCGCGGATGTAATTCACCGTGCCGCCGCACATTGCATTGATAACCATTGTGTGAGCGCACTCAATTTTTGCGGACGGCGCGACAATGAATTGCCCACCGATCAAAAGCTGCACGTCACCGGAAACGATGATTGACTTGATGTAAGCCGTCATCTTCTTGGTAACAGCCTCTTTCATGTCCTCGTCAAACCACGCTGGCGTGCGTTCCTCGTCAATTTTGAGTTTGTAGGTTTCGACCAGATAGGCGGTATCAAGATTTTCAGGCTTGAACTCGACTCGGGCGAAGTGAAGATGTTTTCCATCGTTCAACTTGAAGATGGTGATTAGTTCGCTGTGGCTTTCCGTCCACGGCGACATCAAAAGACGGAAGCCGCCTTTTTCCTTGCCGTCCTTCACCACGATTCCAGATTTGAATTCGCAAATAGAGTTACCCTTCCTTTCGGTGTTGCTTGTGTTTGTTTAAATTCAGTTAATGTTCATACCGCTTCCGCTTTCTCCGCCGAGTTCATTTCCTCGCGGATGTGGCGTTCCAGTTCAGAAATCGGAATCTTGCCGTAGCTCGTCCGCTTGATCCGGCGCGGGTCGTTCTTGGGCAGATTGCAAAGCTCCCACAGTTTCGTGGTGCCGATGCCCAGCATGGCCGCTGCTGCGATGTCGTTCTTGGCGCAAAGTGCGGCGGGCTTGAGTTCGGTTTGGGATTCGGTGGCACTCATGCGGTTTTGGATTGATTATTTGCCTTCTACCTCATTCACGAGGCATTGGCCGATTTGGTTTATCCGAGCGCGTTGGCGCTTGGTTGGATTCTTTTCGCACCGCAGTCTCCGCAGCCTGGCCAACCACCAGCGCACCATGTTCTTTCTTTTGTCGTGGCGCTCCTTGACGCATACCAAGCCACCGCATTCAGTCGTAGCACTCATGCCGCCCTCCGCAGTTGAGATTCACCAACGGCCGCCAGATGTTGCTCGAACGCTTCCGCCAAATCAGTCCGGCCTCGGTCGCGCGCGATTCTGGCCAGCATCGTCAAGGTCGGCACATAAGCCGCATCGGTCTGGAGCGGCAACTGGATCACGCCATTGAACGCGGCGTTGTAGTTCGCGAT